ACCTCCCAATCCCGCGACGTGATCGCAAGCCGGCGCTGTTGCAGCGTCGAGAACACGGTATCGTCGGACAGAAGCTGCTCGTACAGCTTCAAGCCCTCCGCGCCCTTGAGCAACATCGGATCGTCGTTCTGCGCCAGCGCGTCCATCCAATAGGACGGCAGGAACGACAGCGCATCGGGCCGCGACTGCATCTGCGCCAGCGTCGGCGTTGCGTCGTCGTCGGACGGTGAGCCGGCCTTCGTCGGCACCGGGAAGCCGACCACGTTGCTTGCCAAGAACTCCGTCCCGCGCGCGCTGCTGCGGCGGCCGGTGCGATACTGGTCGGGAGAAGCCATCAGAACGCGAACCCCTGCGATGTTGAGCCGATAGAGCCGAAGCCCGCGCCGCCATTATCGCGCGTGTCGGGTTCCCTGTCACGCTCCACCACGCCGAGCGTTTCGCGGCGGCCGATGCTGGCATGACTGAACCCGCCTGACCCGCTCTTGCGCACCGCCTCCAAGCCGTAGCGCAGCGCGTCGATGACGTGGTTGTCCTTGTCGGCGAGGATCGGCAGAACCTTCTTCGTCTTCTCGTCCACCTTGTAGCTGTACGTCCGCATCTCGGCCGCCGCATGGATACAGCGCGGGTGTATCGCCACGTCATACGACTTGAGGAAGTCGACGCCATCTTCGACCGATCCAGCCCCCTTGATGGCCGGCTCAATGCGAAAGCCCCGCGCCTTCATATACGCGATCAGCTCGGGTCGCGCGCCGTCTGCTACGATCGGCCATGTCGTCGCGCCAGGGATGCCCCGATACAGCAGCGGGTTGGGCCATCGCACCGGTTCCGAGGCATCCGTGCCGCCGAATAGGGCCGGCGTGTTGTCGATGGTGCAGCCAATTTGATACGCTTCGAAATCAACGAACAGCACATCGCCATCTGGATCGGCCACCGCCTCGCCGCGCACCCATCGGCCCATGAAGCATCGCACCAGCACAGTCGGATCGACGGCGAAGCCCCAGTCCGCCCCGAACCGGAAGATGGCGTCGGCTGGCGTCTCGAAATTGACCACTGACCAGTTGCGAAACACGCGCGCCTCGCTGTTCTGCTGATATTGCCCGAGCCATATGTGCGCGTGTTTGTCGGGGTCGCGGCGCTTGTCGCGCTCCATATCCTGCCGAAGTTCGGTCGGAAACCATGGGTTCTGATCATAATTGACGGTCAGGTGCAGGCAGAACGGATCGCCCTCCATTTCTCGCGACATGGCATCCACCGGATCGTCAGCCTCCAGCGGGTTCCATGTCAGCCAAATTTCCGATCCAGGCGTTCGGATCGTCGGCGTTACCGTGTCGATCGACGCTTGACTGACCGCCTGTGCTTCGTCCGCCCAAAAGCGGGTGATGCCCTCCATTGATCGCACCGACGCTGCACCGTTGCGCAAGCCGCCAAACATGAACAGCGATCCGGTGACTGTGTTGCGGATTTCGTTATCCGTGCTGTCGTACATGCCGCGCAGGCCAAGCCGGTCAATCTCGTCGTCGATCATGCGTTTCGACGAGTCGCGGATGCTCCGTTGCACCTCGCGCGCGCACAGGATGCGGTGCGGTTCCTGCGCGGCCTGAATGACCAAGGCGGTCGCGACAGAGCGGCTTTTCGCGCTGCCTCGACCGCCCTTGATGAACTTGTATCGGCGGGGGTGCCAAAGCGCCTCCGCCCATGCCGGCAGCTTCGCGTCAATCTTCGGCAGCATCGCCAGCCTTTACGAACGTGACAGCAATGCCGGGAAGCGCCGCGCCACCGGGGGCACTATGCTCAATCTCGCGCTTGTCGCGCCACTCGATCGGGTCCGCGTTCTTGAGTGCGTAAGCTCGGGATCGCACGACGGCCGGGTTCTGCGCGGAGAGCAAGTCCACTTCCAGCTTGTAGGTTCGCGCGGCCTGCCCGATTTTCATGGCCTCGTCGAAATCGGGGTGATCCTCCCGCCACCGATACAGCGTCGCACGGTGTACAAGGATGCTGCCGGCGAACGCCCCGATTGAGTAGCCTTGCTGCATGAAGGCGACAATCTCATCGCAATATTTCGGATCATAGAGGGTCGGGTTCGGCATCGTCATATCCTGTTCGCAAGGCTATCTCGATACCATGTAGGGCGGCCTCAAGCCAAACGTTGCTGTATGAGCCGGCGCGCACTGACGCGGCGGTGTTTGCCCAGGCGGGGCCTTGCGCGTCGATCGCATCGGCGAGGATGCGGCGCGCGGTGGGGGAGGGTTTCACTCCGCCCCCTGCGTCGGCTGCACCATTTCACTGTTCGACATGGGCGGTTCCTTGGTGGGCGCGGGCGCGGAGGGCGGCGGCGGTGAGGGCGCGCTCTGGTGAGGTGCCGGCACCGGATTGATACCAGTCATCCCCGCCTTCGCGGCTGCCATCTTCGTGAGTGATCCACGTCAGCTTAGGTCCGCACAACATCCAGACGAAGCGGCCTTCAATCGAGAAGTCTGCGGTCCAGATGCGCCACCCCTCAGGCACCAGCGACGTAGCATCGTCGAGTGACGCGAGGTAATTCGGCACATGCGTGACCCGCTCACCTTTCGGGTTTAGCGCGTAGCCTTCATCTCGGCCCCAACCGGTCGCCATGAGGATTGCATAGTTCAGATCGCGGTCATTACTCTCCCCCGCCTCCACGCGCGAGGCCAGCTCCATCAGATCAGTCATGGGAATTTCCTTTGAGGTGGGCGCGAACGGCTAGGCCTGTGACGGTGAGGACGTAGATGCGCCGTGATTTGCCGGTAATGCTTCGGAACGCCCATTCTCGGATCAGGCCCTTCTTGCACATGGCCACGGTCGCCCCGCCTGCCCTGACCTCGTAAATGTCAGGGCCGTACATGAAGGAGTTCATTTTCGCTGCGCCGGCAATTGCCTCCCGCTGCGCCTTGCTCAAGCGCCCCGCGATCTCGGCTACCTGCTGGGGGTCTGGCGGGGTCATGCGAGGAACCAGATCAGCAGGACGATGATCAGCACGACAGCCGTATCGCTGCTGAAGATCAGGCTCGGCACCATGCGGCGGCGGTGGATGCGCGCAATCTCGCGGTCGAAGTCGTCCATCACGCCCCCTCCCCCTCGGTCGCTGCATGGCCGGTAGCTGGGATGGGAGGTGCACCAGCAGCGAGCCATGCCCTGCCGGCTTTTGTCCAGCCGCCCTCCCCCGTAGCTGGGATGGTCGGGGCGGCTGGGAGGGCGGCGCGGGCTTGAGCGATGGCCGTATCCATCAGCCCCGTGTTCAACGCCTCCGCGACGCTGTCAGCACAGTCGGCAAGGTTTTTCAGCGCTAGCATCGCGGGGTCAGTCGCGGGCGGGAGGGAGGCGAGCGGACCAGCAAAGTCACGAGCGCGCTGCGCATCGCCGGACCATGTGACCGTCTCGCCAGCTTTGCGCCGAAGAAAATCCGATTGGTACAGCCGCAACGCCTGCCGCATAACGGCTTGGGGTGATAGCTCCTGCTCTTCGGATAGTTGCGCAACGACTTTCGCCTCGCGCGTGTCAGGAGTGAAGCTCCACTCCTCCCGCTCCCCCGCCCCGCTCGCGGCGGTAAGTACGATGTCAGCAAATTCCAACCACCTCTCCTTGCTGCTCGCCGTCGCGTCCCAGGGCAATCCGACCTTCCGCCCGTCATCTGACAACGCAGCATAATATCCCGCTGCTGCGATTGTGATGCGCTTCCCCGCCCCGCTCGCGGCTTCGGCGGTGGCGGGCAGATAGCGCATGGCGGCTCGAAATGCCGGCAGCCATGTTTCCCAGTATTGTTGTCCGGTATTGAAAAACCAATAAGGGTCTTCGCCCCGATGGCTCAACAACTCGGTCACGGCGTCCTTAAGCTGCGCATCTGTCAGCGCCCGCGCCTCTGCGGCATCGGTGGTCGTGTCGTCAGCCATTGGCCTGATCCTTCTTGGAGCGCGCATCGCTGATCACTTGATGCAGCGTCTCGATTGGGCTGGCGGTGCGCTCGTCCGAGCCGCACTCGACCTCGACGGTCGGACCGAACATGGCGAGCAACTCGGTCGTCTTCTCGCGAAAGTTCTCGCTGGTGATGTCGAGCGGCATAGCCGGGAACTGCGCCTGGACGCGCTCGCGCACCTTGGGCAGCATCGCGCTAAATTCATGCGTCCAGACGGGATGGCCCATGATCGCTTCCATGGCCTCCTGCCAGCGCCCACCACCCTGTTCGAGCGCGATGCCACTGGCTGCGGTTGCGACTGCCAGCGTCGGCAGCGTCTTCTTGGTCGTGCGGGTCATGCTGCGGGCTCCTTGGTCAGGGCGAGGGCGGCTCGGTATGCCGCTAAGATGCGCTGCTGTTTGCGGAGGTCATTGGCATCCGCTTTGAGCGCTTTCCAAACGGCAGCCATGAAGGCTTGGTCCCGCTCGATCGTCTCCGCCTCCAGCGCCGACCGCAGATCAGCCGGTGCGCGGGTGTTCCAGGCGGCGTTCGCTTTCTCCTGGCTTTCGTCATCCCCGACTTCGACGCCGCAGAAAGAGCACTCGACCGACCAGAACGCGAAGGTCTCGGTTGCTTGGGTGAACGCCTGCACAAGATACTTGTCGCCCGCCCCGCAGAACGGGCACGGCAGCAGCTTCTCACTCACCATGTCGGGTCTCCTGACGGGCGGAGAGCATGGCGTCGGCATAATCGTATGCACCGCCAGCGATTGCCGCGTGACCATCAGTTTCGCCGACCTCCCGGCACGCTTGCGCGATCATCAGCATAAGGTCCTTGTTTGCCAGCATTCCCGCCAGCGCCTGCCCCGCGAAATAGTCGCGCAGGGTCATGCCGGGCTGAACTTCGCCAGCGCGCGGCTGCATCCCGTGCGAAGGCTTTGACGGAAACGCGCTCGGGTTCTCTGTCACTTCGTCTCTCCCTGACGGGCGGAGGTGGCGGCTGCGCGAAGGGCGGCGACTACCTCTTCTTGCTGGCGATTGGGGGCATCGTTGAAGCCGACTATTGTGCGGCCCAAGCTCAAGCCCAGAATGCCGACAGCACGATCAAAGAGCGGGGTCATAAACCCGCCGGCGATGGATGCGATCGCGCCAACGGTGCACCAGCAAACCGCATCATCCGCCGTGGTCTGTGTTGCGCTTCCATCAGCGCGCCTCGCGTAGGCGTCTTTCGTCCACGCGTTGTGTTGCTCCAACCGCGTTGCCGCAGCATCCAGCACATCGGCCACAGTCTGAGGGGCGGTCACGACCGCGCTTGCCGCTTTGCCGGAACCGTCTATATCGTTGTCTTGCATGATCGTCCTTTCGCTCGCGATCGTGTCAGGGCCACGGAGGGTTTGCGCTTCCCTTCCGTGGCCCTTTACGTAGCTGGTGTGATAGGGTTGCGCAAGGGGCTATCCGCGCTGCTCCAGACCCAAATCTTGCGCTATGTCGGCGATGACAACTGATAGGGGCGTCTCCGTGTCGTAGGCCGACGTACCTGACCGCTGCCATAGCGCCATAACCGCTTCGTCCAACTGCGCGGCGGTATAGAACCGTGGCGACATCACCACCGCTACCCTCGGCTTGGGCGTATGCTCGTCGATCGCCACGTCGAGGAAATCGATCACCTCGGCCGGTGCCATGCTTGATTGTAGCGCAAGTCGCGCGCCTGCGATCCGTTCGCCGAGCATGTCCGACCGCTTCGCTTCCCGCCGGGCGTTCTCCGCAGCCGCATCGCGTTGCTGGAGCGCATCGGCGAGCTGGCGGGTCAGGGTCGCGACCTGTTCGGACAGCATCTGCGCTTCCGTGCGGGGGGCGTCGTCGAGAATGCGTTGAACTGCCGCGATCAGAGCCGCGTCATTGTGTGCCGGTGCCGTCGTCATATGCCTATCTCCCGATAGCTTCCTGTCATGCGCCACTGTCCCTTGAGCAGAACAGCGCACTGACCATCATCATAATCCGCGACCAGCATCCGCATCATGCCCCGGTCCGGATCGAACCAGCCGACCGCTTTGACGGGCTGGCCTAGCGTGTCGGGTGCGCCGTGTCGGCGTAGCGTTTCGCTGACGGTGTGGAAGGGGATGGGGATGCGGTTCCAGCCTGCGAGGGCGTCAACGGTCGTCATCCCTTCCTCCCTTCATGATTGCGGAAAGCGGTGAGGGCGGCGGCAGCCATGTCGAGGTAGTCGCTCTGATACGGCTCGTTGATGTCGCGATACCGTCCGCCGCTCATGCCTCGCTTGGCGATCCACTGCGTCTTGTTGACGAAGGCGTTGGCGAACTCATCGCCGTTTGCCCGCGCGATGGCCTTGGCGACTTCCAGCCGCAGCGCCTCATCATCCTGTGTCTGGGGGTGGGTCATGGGCGGGGCTTCCAAAGTTTCGGGTCCATGAGGCAATCCTCGTTGAGACGCGCCTTAGAAAAAACTGACCCGCACCGCTCACAGCGGCTTTGTATTGTCCGGCCGGGGGCTACGGGCACCCACTGATGGCTCACTTCCCCGTCTCCCCGGCAAGGGCGGTCCCAAAATCGCCCTCGTAATCCTTGACGTGCTCTACCGCCAAACGGCCAACAGCCGCGAATATAGCGGACAGGCGGTTGATATCCTCGACCTCGCATAGATGGGCGTAGACGTTCGGATTGGTCATCCAATTCAAGCACCCGTCCCATTTCAGGTGGCCTTTGAAATCCCAACCTTCATCTGCCCCGCCATGCTCGATTGCGTAGAAGCCAATCGACAACCTGTTTTCGTGAAGTCGTGCGATGACCCGATGATGGTCTGTTCTGGCGAACAGCGTTGGCACAAACTGGTCGATATCGTCGTTCGAATTGCTCATTTTGCTTTCTCCCCGGCAAGGGCGAGTTCACGGCCGCGAGCGATGGCTGCGACCATGCCGCGCACCTCGGCGCTGTCGTCCATGTGCCCATCCAGATAATGGGAATGGCTCACGTCTTGGCTTTCGCTCCACACCGCCGCCAGCTTGCGCGCCTCGATCAGGTCAGGGTCCACCGGCTCGGGCAGCAGGGCGACGATGGCGCGGGCTTCGGCATAATCACCGTCTGATGCAGCGATTAGCTGTCTTCCCGGCTCTCCCGCCATCCGCCGTACCAGCGCCTCCATCCGCGCCGTCACATCAGGCTTGGTGCCTGCCTGGGGGGTGGGCTGGGGGGTGACGTTGCGGATGCGCCAAGGGCCGCCGACCCACGAAGAACCATCTTTCCGATAAACATGAAGCCCGCCGATTGGCCCGATTTTCAAGGTGTAACCACCATAACGACTGCACTCGGGACGATCATAAGACAGCTTAACGCGCACCACCCGGCCATCCTCATGGACCGCCTCAAGCTCGCCGCTCCAGTCGATCGGCGCAGGCTGACGGTAATGCGGGTGGTCGACGGGCAAAACGATAGAAACCTTGTCATCCCAACTGGTGGTTTCTCCGGCTAGCCAAGGCACATCAGGATCATGCGTCCATCCGTTTTGGTCCGTCCATCCAATCCTGTCACCATCCCCCAGCCACCCCGGCCGCTTACCATCCACGGCGATGGCGGGGCCCCATTCGATGTCGGTTGAGCGCGAGCCGCGATAGTGAGGATGGTCCGCCGGCAACCTGATCGACGTGATTTTCGACCAAATCCAGTCGTCGAACTCCCCGTTGATTTGAGGGTCGATCCATCGCCCTTCATAGGTTCCGATCATCACCCGCTTAGGATCGCCACTTAGCCATTCAGGCCGGCGGCCGGCAACGCCGATTTCGATGCCCCAGCCACGGAAGCCGTCAGGGCCATATCCTCGCCCCAACCCTTCCCGACCTACCTCGGAACCCGAAATCGCGCCACAGACCCCGTTTCCGCCCAAATTTTCGCTATTATGATCGCTCATTGTCCGTCTCGCTTCGCTCGCCCGCTTAAATCTGGCCCTGAACCGACGCGCGGGCTTTGCGCCGGATCGACCTAACCGTGTTCTTCGAGCATCCGAGGCTTCGCGCGATGCCGGCGGCCGACTGCCCCGCCTCGGTCATGCGCTGCACCTCGCCATGATCAACCGTGCCCCAGCGCAGGGGATGCAGCACCGGGACGTAAATCCGCTCCCCGCCGAAGTGCATCACCAGCCGCGCCGCCAGCCTTTCCCCGAACTGCCGGGCCAACCGCTGCGCCCGTGCTGTCTCCGCTGGGACGTGCATCAGGGTTCCGCCATGGACCGCCGACACGCGGGCCGCGTCATCCGCGCCCAGGCGTTCGATCAGGACGGAAACCTTGCGCTTCAACCGTTCAACCCCTTCACAACCCTATTACGAGTATATCATGTAGTGTCGCACTTCAAGGTTCCATCTGATCCAGAACCGCCGGGTCAACGCCTAGCCGAATATAATCCTCGCGTGTTGGCTTTCGGCATTCCCGATCCGGATTGAGGTTCAGCGCCTCGCCCTTGTAGCCCGGCACATGCTGATCCATCGTCGGCCAGACCCGCTTGAGGATTTCGGCGGTCGTCTCCCCCTCTTCCTCGTTTTGCGGCAGGTGCAGCGTTGCGTTCTTCGCCGCCTGTTCCTGCAACGCAAGCCAAGTCGCCGCCGATCGATCTTCCAGCGCCTGCCGGTTGATCCACCGTTGCCCAACTGCCTTGACGATGGCTGGGACAATCTTCGACGGGTGATCCGCCGTGAGCATTGCTTCCCGTGCGCCATCGCGGATCAGGTCGGCCGGGTAGCCTTCCAGCGCCAGATAGGCAGCGTGAAACCACAAGCGGCGTTCATCCTCGCCCATTCCGATGCCCGCCGCGAGCGTCAGGCAGGGCGTGAGCGCCGTTACGAACGTTCGCTTGTCGCAGCCCGTCTTGTCCAGATATTCCGGCGAAATCCGCGAGGAAGCCGAGCGCAGCTCGTTCGGTTGTGGATTGCCCTCGCTCACCGTCACCTCCTCGACGATCCGACGATACGGTCCCATTTGCCTTTGCCTCCCTTCGTGCTGCCATGTCGGCGAGCATTGGTGTGAAATATGCGAGCGAGTGCCGCTCGCCTGGATTGTCCATGACCTTGCGTTGCAGGGCCGGAATGATGTCGTCGGTCGGGTCAAGCCCCAACGTCAGCCATTCGCGGATCACGTCGAGTTGGTCGGCGAAATGCCGTGCCCGATTGGGGAAGATCGACACCCCTGCTGCCCGTGCAAAAACCGGAGCGAGCGAGACAGCATCAACAGCAACCCCTCCTACCTCTGCGTCGAGTGCTGCCGCTGCTATTCTCTTCTTCTCTTCTGTATCTGTATCTAACTCTGCTTCTGACGCGCGCGCGTACAGCGGCAAATCCGAAGCGTTTGCTTCACCTGATTGGCGGTTTTCTGCCGCTTTGCGCCGCGTCTCGCCGGATTTTTCTCCGCCACTCGCGCCGCTTTCGCTACGTTTTCGAGACAAACTCGCGGCGTTTTCGCGCTCTTTTCGATACCTGAAATTTGAAATTTGCCCGTCGATGATGTCGATTTTGCCTGCTGCGATCAGCTCGTCGCGGAGCCCGCGCCAGCGCCGAACGGACACGTTGAGATGGCCGGCGATCCAGCGTTCGCGATCGGGAATGCCGACCTCCCAGCCGCTATCATACAGCAGGTCGAGGATGGTCGTGTACGCGCCGCGCTGCTCAAGCGTCAGGCCCATGTAGCCGTTCAGGGCATCGCCATGGTAGCGTTTGTGCCAGACGTTTCCGGTCATGCGAGCATATCCGCCACGACGCGAGCGACGTAAGGGGTAAACGTGAACCACTCCCCCGCGCATCGTTCGACCGCTAGGATTTGATGATATTCACGCTCGAAATTTTCATTGCCGCGAACCGCGCCCATAAGGCGCATGGGCAGAGGATTGCCGGTCTGCAACGCCTTGAGGCGCGCGGCGGGCTGGTGTCGAGTATAGCCGATCTTTACGTGCGTTGTCGGATCACCAACCGCGATCACATAGACGAAGCCATGCAGCGGCCCGTAGCAATCTCGGCGATATTCTTCGTCTGGGGAAAGCGTAACAGGCTTGTCCCCGCGCACAGTGGCGGGTAGTTCAATCACGTCGATCGCCTCCATTCCAGGCGGTTGAATGGGCGGGCCGACGTTGGAAGCGTCGCCCGCCCGCCCCCTCATGCTCCCGAACAGATTATGGTGCAAGGTCACGCGGCTTTCCTTTCGAGGGCGTCGGCATAGTCCGCGACGCCGCGCCATTCCTCTGGCGTGCCGGCGAATAAGCGCAGCCGGTAGCGATGATGGTTCTGCGCAAGGCTGGTGCTGTCGCAGGTGGCGAACGGGTAGTCGCCGCCAACGGCCACCCCGCGTAGCATGTGGAGCGGGTGCCAGCGGTTGCCCATCAGCGCCGCGACTTCATCCATCCGCGCACGGTAGGCGCTACAGCCGACAGGCTCGCGCTTCGGATCGCCGATCCATCCGAGGCAAACGCGATCGTAGCGGTCGCATAGCCGGGCCAGACGGTCTATTGGGCCATCCATGTGCCACACTGGAGCGCCGCGCGATCGGCCATGCGGCCACTCATTCAGCAAGCCGTCGTTGAGCTGGGACGGCGCGGCGGGCTTGTCGGGGATGACAGCCCATCGCCCTGGTTCGAATAATCTGACCTCAAGCCACTCATAGTATGGCGACCAGTCTAGCCGTCCCGCGTCCATCGGATCGACACCCGCGCGTACGGCCTGCATCCAGTAGGAGAACGCCCCGTTGTCGTACATGATGAAAGGCGATTGCGCCTCAACATCGACCACGCTGTCGGGTCTGAAATAACTTACACAGAACGCACGCGGGCCGGCGGCGACAAGCGCCTCGCGCGGGGTTAGCGGGGTGCCGTGATAGACGAGCGCCATTAGCCCGGCACCACCCGACGCCTGCGCCGCGCGCCATGATCCACCTCGGGCGCAGGGAGCGCCTTCACCCGCTTCGCCGGCGGCGGCACCACGGATTTGTCCCGCAGCCCCGGCAACAACGGCGCATCATCCTTGCTGAAATCGATCACCTGCCACCCGCCACCGCGCGATTTCGGCACGGTCTGGATCGCGAGGAACCGGAACGGAAACTGGTCGGCCGCCAGTCGGATTTTCAGCTTGGCGTCGCCCTCCCAATTGCCCTTCGTTTCGTGAATTTCGACCACGCCATCGGCGAGCATAACGGCGAAATCCGGGGTGTAGAATGCGCCGTCGCACAGCCGGAACTTCATGCCCTCGAAGCGCCACCACAGCACCTCGCCAGACAGTTGCAGGCGGGTCAGGTGCTCAGCATAGCCCTTCTCCGTGTCGTTCATCTCGCCGCGCTTGAGCCGGCCCTTTGCCAGCATCGCAAGCCGCGCTTTGTTGGGCTGCATCGTCCGCTCCTGATTGGCTATCCTCGCCCCGCATCGCACGCGGGGTCAGGTAGCCGATCAGAGCAAGCCGAGCTGCGTCGAATAGACCTCCAACGCGTTCTGGAAATCGCGACGCTTATCCGCGTCCATCTTGCGAAGTCGCAGCATCTCGCGAAACGCCAGCATATCGTGACCTTGGCTCTTTGCCTCCGCCATCACATCCTTGATATCCTCGCCAATACCACGCTGTTCTTCACGCAGGCGCTCCACCCGCAACAACAGCCCTTCAAGCTGCTCGCCTCCGCTTTCGCTCATTTTCGTCTCCTGTGGGGCGATGACGCCCGCCCCGTTGCGATCTTAGAAAAGGTTGCCCTGACGCTGCGCCTGTTCAATGCGGCGACAGGCTATGTCGAAATAGGCGGGGTCGCGCTCAATGCCCGTGAACTGTCGGCTATCCTGTACCGTAGCGACGCCAGTGCTTCCCGAACCCATGAAAGGGTCGCAGACCGTGCGGGCATCGGCAACAAACGACAGTGACCAGCGCATGACATTGACAGGTTTTTGCGTTGGGTGAACGCGTTCGCCATCACGGAGGGAGGCAAGGCCGTTGTTACATTGCGTAAACTTTTTAACGGACGCGCCGGGCACATTTGTCCAAGCCATCTCACCATCTGAGTATGATGGCATAGAGTTGAGTTTATCCCAGAAAAGCCACCGGCCTCCACGGGGTAAAATATCAGCGAAATAATTTCCGCCCCAGATAATTGCGCGCTTTGCTGCGCCAACCACAAGCGCCAACAACTCAGCATCAGGGCGTTCAGCATCCCACCCGCCTTCATATTGTTTCGGCCTGCGCGCGTAGCGGCCGCTTGCATCAGTACCACCGACCGCTGCACCTTTGTCAGCGCCAATTCCATAAGGCGGATCAGTCGCGACCAGATCAGCGAGCGCCAGCGTCGGCAGAACCTCCCGGCAATCCCCCAAATACAGCGTAGCCGCCCCAATCACTTCCTTGCGCTGGTACGTCACGCCGCCACCGCCCGCGCCTCAATCTCCCCCATAGCCTTCTCCAGCGCAACGATGGTCGCCGGCATCGCCTTGCCGGTCTTGATGGCGCGCCAGATCGTTGGCTCCGATATGCCCGAATGCCGCGACAGCCCGGCCAGACTGGAGCAAGCGCGGTACAGCCGCATCTTGTAATCGGCCAGCTTCGCGCGGTTATCGGCGGCCGTTTCGCTCGGCGTTTTCAAGGGCATTGTGAAATCTCCGCGTTATGGTGTTGCAACTAACGTAATATGGTCATAAGAGGGTTTCGCAACACATGCAACCCCATAGGAGCGCAAACCGATGGCATCTAAACCCGACGATCTGCCGATGCTGGCACTGATCGAAACCCCGAACATTCCGACCCCGACCGTTGACGATCAGGCGCGTGTCGTGCTGCTCGACGGCGAGGCGTTCGACGCCTTCTACGCTCGCATGAAGGCCGAGACGGACAAGCACGTCCCCGACGTGACGACGGACAAGGGGCGCAAGGCGGTGATCGCGCTCGCCCGGCGCGTGACAACGACCAAGACGGCCATCACGGCGGCGGCGAAGGGCCTGACCGAAGCGTGGCGTCAGCAGACGGCGACGGTGAACGCGGCGCGCAAGCCGATCGAGGAGAAGCTAGCGGAACTGGCGGCCGAGGTGCGCCGGCCGGTGACGGAGTGGGAGAACGCGGAAGCGGCGCGCATCAAGCGCAACTTTGACGTGGTGGACGACATGCGGCAGGCCGCTATCGTCACGCTCGACGACACGGCTGTTTCGGTCGAGGAGCGCGGCCGGCGCATCCATGGGATTGTGATCGGCGAAGGTTGGCTCGACGGCGAAGCTGCTGAGGCTGTCGCGGTCAAGGCGGCCACGGTGCAGGCGCTGGTTGCCGCGCGCAACCGCTTGCGGCAGGAGGAAGCCGACAAGGCGGAACTCGCGCGGCTGCGGCAGGAAGCCGAGGAGCGCGCCGCGCGCGAGGCGGAGGCCCAGGCGGCACGCGAAGCCGAGGAAGCGGCCCGGCGTGCGGAGGAAGAGCGCCTTGCTGCGATCGAGCGCGAGAACGAGCGCCAGCGTCAGGCGGAGGCAGCGGAGGCCGAGCGGCTGGAGCGCGAGCGGGAACAGGCAGCAGAGCGGGCGCGGATCGCCGCCGAACAGGCCGCCGAGGCTGCGCAGCGCGAGCGTGACGCGGAACACGAACGCCAGCTCGCCGCCGAGCGCGCAGAGCGCCAGCGGATCGAGCGGGAGGCGCAGGAGGAGCGCGATCGGGCTGCACAGGCCGAGCGTCAGCGGCAGGAGGCGGAGGCCGCCGCGCAACGTGAGCGCGAGCGCATCGCCGCCGAGGACGCGAAGCGCGCCGCTAACCGCGCGCACGTCAGCAAGGTCATGGGCTCGGCGAAAGAGGCGATCATGACGTGCGGAGTCACTGAGGATCAGGCGCGGTCGATCGTGACGGCGATCAAGGCCGGGTTGGTGCCCGCCGTGACTATTCAGTTCTAAGGGCGAAGCGATGACCAATCCATTCGACGATACCGCTACGGTCGCAGACAGCGAGTTTTTTGACGACTTCAACCTGTCCGGTGAGAAGCGCGAGCGGCCCATCCCCCCAGGCTTCAAGGTCTGGGACGGGGGGCTGATCACGGAGCCGGGCGCGTACATCGGCGTGCCGATGGACATGTACCACGGCAAGGAATGCTGCGCCGGCCCGTCGATCAGTTCCACCGGCCTGAAAAAGCTGTCTGGCGACAAGGGTCCGCGCATCAAGGGCCGGACGCCGCGCCACTTCTGGAACGAGTCATCGCTGAACCCGAACCGGAAGAAGATCGACACGGTTGCTCTGCGCATGGGCCGCGCCTTCCATGACGCCCTGTTGCAGCCCGACCTTATACCCGACCTGTACCATTTTACCCCCAAGGGCTTTTCTCGCGCGTCCACCGTCAAGCAAGCGATGGCGATCGCCGAGGCGGATGCTGCGATCAAGGCTGGCCTGTGCATCATGGGCCATGAGGAGATGCAGCGCATCAATGCCATGGTCGACGCCGCCCGCGCTGACCCGCTGTTTGCAGCCCTGCTCGGCAAGGGTGAGCCGGAAGTGACGATGGCATGGCAGGACAAGGAAACGGGCGTATGGGTCCGCGCCCGGCCCGACTTCATGCTCGCCAACCGCAAGTTCGCCCTCAATGTCAAGAAAGCGGCTGACGCCAGCTATGACGGCTTCTCCCGTGCGATCGGCAAGTTCGGCTACGCGCAGTCCGCCGCGCTGGAAATGGACGGCTACGCGGCTGTGTTCGGCAATGCCCCCTCCGCCTTTCTACATCCGGTGATCGAGGAGCCGGCAAAGGGGCAATGGGAGGAGGGCGACTATATCGCGACGGCGGTGTGGGAACTGCCTGCCGAGGATATCGAGCGCGGCCGTTGGCTCAATCGCATGGCGCTCCGCACGTTCGCGGATTGCCTCGCCGCCGATAAGTGGGACGGCTACACGCCTGATCCTGAACCGTGCGGCCTGCCTGGATACCTGCGCAAGCTGATCGACGAGGGTGGGCAGGCAGAAGCCGCGAACGACGCACCTACTGGCAACAAATGGATGGAGAATTGATCATGGCGAATGGCACCAGTTTTGCGATTTGCGACCGCAAAGGCTTCCATATCACCTTCGAAAATGGCTGCACTGTCTCTGTGCAGTTTGGCGGCGGCAATTATTGCGACAACTACGATCGGCCTATCGGCCGGGGAGACGAAGTGCCGCCCTCTAGGGACGCCGAAATAGCGGGATGGCGGCCAAACGGCGATTGGATCACGATGCCCGATTGGGACGATGACGTGAGCGGCCGCAATTCGCCCGCCGCAGTTTTGGCATACATGAACCATGTCGCGGCGCTGCCCGCTGAGGAGAATTGATCATGGCGACGAACCCCGAAACCAAGGCTGTCGTGAAGGCCCCCGTCACCAGCGGCAACCAGTTGGCGGCCTTCGTGCCCCAGAGCCTGGACGAGGCGTGGCGGCTTGCTGGCGCGCTGGCAGCGTCCGGCATGTGCCCGAAGGCATACGGCACCGATCAAAACAAGGTCATGGTTGGCATTCTCGCCGGTGCCGAACTCGGCCTGACGCCGTTCGCTGCGCTCCAATCGATCGCCGTCATCGGCAACAACCCCGCCGTCTGGGGCGACGGGATGCTTGGGCTGGTCGAGGCGTCCGGCAAGTTGCAGGACATTGAGGAGACGGACGACGGGACAACCGCAACCTGCCGCGTCGTGCGCGTCGGCCGCCCCACGCCGATCGTTCGCACCTTCTCCGTGGAGGACGCGAAGAAAGCAGGGCTGGCAGGCAAGTCCGGCCCGTGGTCGCAGTATCCGGCGCGGATGCGGCAGATGCGCGCGCGGGCCTTCGCGCTCCGCGATGCCTTCTCCGACGTGCTGCGCGGCATGAAGTCGGCCGAGGAGGTGCGCGACTATGCGCCGATGGACGGCGGGCAACTCAAGTCGCAGCCGGCGAAGATCAGCGCGGCGACGCTGATTGAGCAAGCGGCCGAGCCGGTGCAGGATGAGGCACAGGAAGGCCGCGCCGAAGCCGACCACGGCGACCAGCACGACGACACGCTCGACGATCACCCGATGCGCGGCAAGGCCGACGACATGATCCTGCGGCTCCAGCGTGCGGAGGTGTTCGGCGACATCATTGCGATCGAGGCGGAGTTCGCCGGTCACAAGGCGGCCACGCCCGACGAGATTGTGGCGGAGGTCGAGCGGGCTATCGATACGGCGAAGCGCCGGGTGCGGGGAGAAGCGTAATGGGCGATATGGGCGATATGTACCGCGACATGAAGGAAATGCAGAAGCTGGAGCGCGAACGACTTGGGGTGCGCTGCTCGAAGTGCATCAGCGAACAGCCAAGGCGGCAACCGACGATCCTTTTGCCGGGTCGGGTCTGCAAGGTCCATAAGCCTTGGTATCGCGACCCTCGCCCGAAGCCGACAAACGAGGAGTGGAACAAGGCGATGGAGGGAACAGGGTGGACACAGGGGCCGACGCCATGACCGACCAGTCCCCAGCGGCGCTATTCCAGCGCCGCGACCGGCTTGCGGCGGAGTTGCGCGAGGTGGACGCCTGCCTCGACGCGGCCCGCCGCAGGTGGAGCGAGCAGCAGGGCTATCTAATGCCCGTGCGATCTGAGGTGTTCAGACAGGAGGTGGAGCATGATCGGATATCTACGGCGCAAGCTGGCGCTCTGGCGGATGCATCGCCGGATCAACGCGGCGGAGGCGGCCCACGGGCCGGCAGTCGACCGCATCCTCGACGCCCGTGATCGGCTGGAAATGATGGCGGAGGAGCGGCGGAACAGTCCGGCGATCCGCCAGTATCGGAAGCGACGCGCGGCGGCGATCAAGAACCGGCCGCCGCGCCCGCCACGGGTCAGCCGGCGCGCTTGACGATCTGCCGCAGGGCTTCGGCCTCCAATGCCTCCCCCAGCGCTTCCTTGGCGGACGCTGGGGTTATTTTTTCCTTCGCCGCTGCCTTTCCGAGCGCGGGCAGGACGATGCGCTTGAGGGCGAACCGGGCGATGATGCCGATGGGCAGTTTCATGCGCTCTTGCCTCCCACCACGACAGCGATGCTGTCGTCGACGTGATCGGCGATCTGCGCCGTCGTCTGCTTGGCACGGAGCGACAGCAGCGCCCGCCAGCCGCTCGCCAAGATCGGCAAGGCGATAGCGAGGAACGTCGCGCCGTCCGACGACTGGAGCCATTGCAGGATTGCGGTGAGGTCGTGCGCTCCAATCAGCTTGATCAGGATCGGCAGCGCGGCGGCGATGACCAGCACGTCACGCGCGAGGGTGCCGGCGATGGCCGGCCCGGCGCTGGCATTGACGACGATCGGGGTGGGTTCGGTCATGATCGGTTCCTTTCGCTCCTATGCGCTGTATCGCGCGGCCTCTGCGGCCCGGCGTCGGGTCAGCCCCGCCATCACCTTGCCGTCATTCTTGTTCCAGGCGGCGAACTGCGCCTTGGCAGCGGCATAGTCCCCGGCGAGGTGACGGCGCAACAGAGTGCTGTCTCCCAAGCCCTCGGCCTTGCCGTTGTTGTTCATATCGAGGCCGACGTTGTAGGCGAACGACACCAGCGCGTCGAACTGACCTTGGGTGGCAGGCTGGCCCCGCAACAGCATGTTCACGCCCACCTCGACATCGCGAAGATCGCGGGCGAACAGCCGGTCAGCCTTCTCGCGCGTCCACACAGCGCCGAGCGGGATCGGTCCACCATTCTCGTCGCGCGTCGTGCCCCAGCCGTTCGTGACCGGCTTGCCGTCCTTGCTGCCGGGGTCAGGGTAGGATTTCAGCTTGAGACTTTCGAAGCTGTGGATCAGGTCAATACCCGCTTGACTGGTCGTCATGCCCGCGCGGCTGGCGGCGGCTACGGTAGCGCCCACAGCGCGGTTGATCAGGTCCACGTCGGCTTGCGCCAGGGCGGAGCCCTTCACCTTGCGGATTGCGTCAAACAGGGCTTTGGGGTCGGTCATTCGTTCACTCCTCGCACGTTCGCCAGCCGGGCAAGGGCATGGCTGAATGGGTCTTCCGCGCCTAGCGCAGATGCCGCCAGCCCGATCAGCTCGCGGCTCTGGCCCACCGCCGGATTGCCGGGCGCGGCGGCCTCAAGCGCATTGGTCGACGTGACGGCGGCGTTCATCAGGAACGACATGGCCTGCCCCAGGCGGGACAGGCGCTCCTCCATTCGATCGAACCGCGCCTCGACAGCCGCTTTCTCGGTCGCGATGAACTCGGCGGCGGCGGCCTTGTCGGCTGCGTCGGCGGCTCGATCTTCGCGCTCGGTTTCGGCTCCGGACTTCTTCGCTGCCGCCCATTCCTTGATGTATTCGGGACCGCGCTTGACGATCCAAACAGTTGCGATGGCGACCTGAATTAGCAGAATGCCCCAGATGCCATAGCTGCTCGGCGACCACCCGTGGATCGCTACCGGCACCAGTTCCTCGGCCGCCTTTGCAGCCGCTGGTTTCGCGGCCTCAAGCACTGCGGCGGACAGTCGAGCAGACGATCAGCATGTAGAGGCCGGCCGCGAAGGCGAACACCTGACACACCAACAGCGCGTCATTGTCGCCGGGCGCGAACGTCTGCGTCGCCGAATAGGTCAGCCGGTTCAGGCAGAGCAGCCACACCGCCGACATGACGCGCTCGCTCGGTTGCGCCGCGCTGCCCAGCCGCAGCGACTTGCGAAACGGCTTCCATAGGTACACCAGCAGCGCCACCCAGAGCAGACTAGTCAGCACCCGCATCACCTCCACTGAGTTCATAGATCGCCCTTTCCAGCGCGCCCCAGCATATCAGCAGGATGTGATACGCTCCGATCAACGCTATAATAGCGCCGATGAAGCGCATAAAGGTAGCCCCCTGTTAAAACGACGAGTTGCCCCCACGCCGTATATGACAATTGCCAGTAATAGGCCCACTGCGGCACTTCACCTTGATCAGTGAAGAACCCGTAATGCGCGTGCGCTATCAGTTGGATTGCGTAGATCGCAACGACGAAAATCTGCGTACGCGTTCGCCGCATCGCGAATATCGCAATCGCGGAAAGGTAGTCCGTGATCGTTGAGAACAGCCATGGGAAAGGATCGCCTGAGAACCATCCCATGAAAAGATTGGCGGACCAGTTGGCGAGCAGGATCGCCACTGTTCCCGTCAGCCATTTGCAGTCGGAAACGAGGCCGACGATCAGCAGCATCAGCATGGCCGACAGGAACAGCAGCACCATCACCTACCCCTTACTTCGGGTCTTTCGGGGGCGGCGGGGGAGGCGGCGAGGTGTTGCCGCTGTCGGCGGTCTGGAAGCCGCCCTCCCCATTCTTCGGCTCGTGGGCCGGCTTCGGCTTGTCGGTCATGGCAGTCCTCCGTTGATGGAGGCGCAGCTATATCAGGGTTGCAGCCGTGTCGTCAGCGGGTAAAACGAGATGCGGGGGCGTTACCAGCGCCGCCCGCACTCTGACCCTCTCGTTTGGATGGAACGATCATGGCTGCTCACCGCGATATTCCCCTGCTGCCTCGCGTGCAAGCGCGGTTCCATGCGCGCGTTGATAAGCGCGGGCCGGATGATTGTTGGGAGTGGCAGGGGTGCGTGGATAGCCACGGATACGGTAGGATATGCTTTCATCATGAAAAGCGACCATACAACGTAGGCTTGCATCAAATTGCCTTAATGGACGCAGGGGTTGATAGGTCTAAGGGCGCGGGAGCGCTTCATTCGTGCGACAACCGGCTATGCTGCAATCCTGCCCACCTGAGATGGGGAACGCCCATGGACAATCGGCGCGACGCTATGGAACGTGGACGCGTTGCGCAGGGGGAAACGCAGGCCCTAGCCGTTCTCACAGTTGATGCGGTTCGGGAAATACGGTCGGCGAGTGATAGTGTTTCCACGCTTTGCGCTCGTTATGGTGTGTGCGAGACCACAATATACAGCGTGCTTAGAAGGAAAACGTGGAAGCATATATCTGACTAGTTCCAGTCCCACATTGACAAAGACCACTTTGAATTGCGGGGGTCTATGCGCTCATAGGCCTCCAGCTTCCGCAGATTTCCCCAGTGTATCCGCTCGTTCAGCCCCTCCGTCTGCGCCGGGTTCTCGACCATCAGGAACGATCGCGTCGTGCGGAGTCGCTTGACGATCTGGAATAGCTGGCGGCGCTCGGCGTCCTGCAAATCGCCGAACGACCACTGATAGCCGGTCGTCGCCACGCCCTCGTCAATGCCGAAGCCGCCGCCGAACAGGCGCTCGACGCTGCCGGTGTCCTCGATCAGGCCGCCGCCGCCGCGCTCCTCGCCGTATTCGGTTTGGAAAGCGAGGCCATAGGCGAATGTGCCAACGTTGAAGCCGGCCCCGTTGCCATTGATCACCACGCGCAGGAACGCGGCGGACACGGGGGCGGCGAGCCGTGCCACGGTATGATATGGCGGGCCGTAGCCGGTCGGCTCCATCGACACGTTGCCGGTGTAATTGCCCGTTACGGTGCCGCCGATACCGTCGATTGCCTGGAACAGCGCAACCGCACCGCTACCTGCCGGTGCGCCGTGATAGCCAATGTAGAAGGTGTCGAAAGTGACGGTTCGCCCGAATGCTAAATCGAAGGATACGCCTACCTGATTGGCGGGGACGGCTATCGCCTCTTTCGGGTTCGGCGTGATCAGGCGGGACGCAGCCGCACCGCTCGTTTGCGCTATGGGCTGCGGCTCTACAATTAGAATGCCCCGGCCCATTACAGCGCCTTCAAAACGGTAAGCGTAGTCACCTGTGCGCCATCGCTTTCCGACGCACCGACCACGAACACATTGGCCCCGCCCTCATAGCCGAGCCGATCGCCATCCATCCGCACGCATTGCCCGATCAGCCCGCCGAGCAGCCCCGGCACCGTCACGACATCGCGCACCAGCGGGCCTTGCAGCGCGGCGGCCTGCGCAGTCGCCACAGTCCGCGCGTCGGCCTGCGTCGCGAGCGGCGTGATCACGTCGCTGTCGCCGGCCACTGCGGACCACTTGCCATCCGCCCCGGCGACGGTCGCGCTGACATATCGCGCATCGGATTTCAGCCATGATGCGAAGGCAGGATCGACCGTTGCCATGTCGGCTCCTTGGGCGGTTGACGATGCGCCTTAATCGCGCATTCGAGGCGGCGCGGCAATGGTCAGGACGTGGGCCATGTGCGCGCGTCGAAGATGGCCTTTTGCGCAGCGGGGGTCGTGGCGGCTCGCATCGTCCGTTTGAGCTTCTGCGCGCGGGCGGCGATCTTTTGTGTCAGCGCCGTCCGCTTCATCGCGTCCTCATAGCGGGTGATGACCGTTGGCAGGCTCTCGCCGGTTTCGTCGCTTTCCGCCAACGCCCAGGCGAACCGCTGCCGCGTCTCCGTGCTGGTCAGCGACGACAGGATTGATGCCACCAGCGTTGCCGACATGCTGCGGTAGTCCCGCACCTCGCGCGCCTTGTTCGCGTACTCGTATTTTATCTCCTGCCCGGTGGTAAGCAGCGGGCGCATCAGCATGGTTCGCTCGTCGTCGATCATGTCGAGCATGTTTTGCAGCACCTGCGCGGCCGTCGCGGTCGCCTGTGCCATCGCCACGAACGCGCCGGTCGCACGATTATATTGCATCGTGCCGGGCGTGAAATTCGTGTTCGATAGCACCGTGCTTCCGCCGGGAGGCGTGTTCAGGGCAAGGTCGCGCTGATCGGACACGTCGACATAGCTGACGAGGATGTTGCTCGCGTCGAGCTGGGCATAGCGGGGCATTATTTTTTGAACTCCGACACGAAGATGGTTCCGTATTCGATCAGGTGCGGGTCGCCGCTGCCATAGCCATTGTTCGCGCCGATGCTAGCAGTAAACGTCATCTGACCAGACCCCAAATCTTGCCGCGCTATCAGGAAACTGAACCCGATCGGGCTTCCGCGCTGCCCTGACACTTTGACGTTAGTCGCAAGCACAGTCTGGCCTACCGCGACGGTCAGCAGGGCTTGTGTGCCGGCTGGCGCGAGTGATCCAAGCGTGACGATACCGCCAACGTCGACGCGCACCATGCCGCCGCCGTACAGGTTGATGCCAACGTATGCGAACTGCACAGATTGCGTCGAGAACGTCGCGCTGCCGTTGGTCTGCCCGACCGTGCCAGTGATCGCGTTGTTCTTGACCTTGATCGTGTCGACTTCAAGGTTGCCAATATTGGCATTCAGAACCACCAGCTCAGCGATCTGCGCGCTTCGAGTGATTAGATTTTCCGAAAACAGGTCGCCGCCAACCTTATTCCACTGCCCGTTGAGCCAATACCAGTAGACCTTAGACGTAGGCTGATACCACGTCTGGCGGTCGAACTGACCGGGGCCGGGGTTGGTGTCCTGCACGAAGCCGAAGGGTGGAGGCCCCGGCGGCCCGGTCACGCTCGCGCCCTTCGCCCCCGTTGGCCCAAAAGCGATGTTGCTTACCTGTGCGCCCGGCGTCGTAAACGCGCTGTCGATGAACAGGGTTAGGCCGGGGGTGGCGGCGTGTTCGAAAACCACCGTGCCGTTATAGAGATAGCGGACCTTTTCGTTATCGTAGTGTATCTGGAAAAGGCCGCCCGAGGTCTTGTCGATGGCAGTGTAATTCGAACCCTCACGAATGCCGAACGTGGCCTTATTCGGCTCGAATATGTCGAACTGAAAAGCGAAAGTCAGGCTCGACGCCAGCGGATCGAAGTTAGGGTTTGTGCTTAGGCCGAAGGCGAATGAACTGTTGCCGTTGGGGACCGTGAACGAGACGATTGCCCCGCTGTTGTAGGAGTTGGTGCTGACGACAGAGGCATAATCGCCCGGCGCGGCGGTGGCCGATTTCCCGGCCGTATTGCCCGAGGTCACGCCGGCGAACTGTGTCACCAGCGTAAAAGCGTTTGTGCCGTCCGCGCCCTTGCGACCGGTGATCGCTGCCGTGAAGCCCTCCAGCGCCGCCAATGCATCGCGCCACTTCTGGCGATAGGTCGGCCCGTCAATCGGCGTATCAACGGTCGTGTCGTTCCATACCGGTGACAAGCCGCCGAGATACGTATCGAGCGCGGAGACAGCCGCATTGGCGCTATCGCGCGTCGCGGTCAGGTCGGACGGCGAGCCGAGCGCCACGTATTTCTGATTGAGCGCGTTCAACTGGTCGTGCGACTGCTGCCAGCGGATAATTTCGGGCGGCTTTTCACCACGCGACAGGATGCCGTCGCTGACGATCGCGTCGATCGTAGACAGGATGTTGCCGACCGTAATCTTGAGGTCCGCGCCAGTCGTGCCGTCAGGGAACAGCACATCGGTCGCGAGGATCGCGGCGCTGATTTCGGACGGCGAATGAATGCGGTTGTTCCGCTGGAAGCCGACGCGCCGGGTGCGCAGCGGCGGAAACATCACCTCGCGCTTGATGGTGTCGGCGGTCAGATTGGCGGTGGGCGTGTCAAGGTTGAAGCGGCGGAACGTCAGCGCGCCGGCCCCGTCGACCGTCCAAGAGATCAGCAGCGGGTTGAGCAGCCGGTCGATCGCCTGCGCGGCGGTTTCGTTGCTGTCGGATACGAGGATGCCGGATGCATAGTTTGCCCAGCCGGTCGCGACCGGGAGATTGGCGACGGTGATGCCGGTTGCATATTTGCCGGCGATCAGGGCGGCGAGGTCGGCGGGCGACAGGTTGTTGCCATAGCTGCCGATCAAGTCGGCCGTCAGCGGCCCCACAGGCGTCGTCCACCACTTCACGCACGCAATCGACGGTGCGACGACCGCGCCCCCCTGCGGTGCGGTAGCGTTGCGAAGGGCGGTCAGCGTTGCCGCCGCCGATCCTTGCCACGGGACGGAGGTCAGCGGCCCCGCGAGGCCCTTGTCGCGCACGGCGTCTATCGTCGTGACAGCGTTCGGTGCGGTCGGATCGCCGAACTCATAGATGCTGTTCGCCTTGTCGAGCAGGAAGCCCTCGACGTTGAACACGCGCCCGAACGCGACGCGTTTGACGCGGCCTGTGGCATCGTCGCCGCCTTCCAGATCACCCGTGCCGGCGAACGTCTTGGAAGCGATCGGCGTATCGAGTGACACGGACAGGTCAGAAACAGTCAACGTGATCGCGCCGCCTTCCGACACCGCCGAGGATACGGTGCCCGCCAGCACGACAGGATATGTCGTAGCCGTCTCGTCATCGCCCATGCGGACGGTGATCGCGGCCTTGTCCCACACCAGCCCGCCGAGATACGACGCATAGGCTTTGTCGCTGGGGAAGATGCGCAGGCTGGCAGTCGAGGGGAGCGTGCGGCTGGTGAACCCGCCGGCGTCGAAGCCGATCGCTGCCGACATGCGCGGCACCGTAGCCACGCCGCCCCGCCAATCGCCAAACCCAAGTTGATCGTAGGCGCGCGATCCGCCACCCGCCACCCGTACGTCCACCGTCGCTCCTGTCGCGGCGATGCGGGGTTTCGCTTGGACAAGAACGACGGTGGTCAAGGCGCTGTCTCCTATAGGCTTGAGGCCGTCCGTAGCACGGAGCCGTAATTCGGTGTAGCGCCCGAGAAACCGCCGAGACTGGTGACTGCCGCGATCAACGTGTCGATCTTCGCGTTCTGGATCGCGATCAGGTCGTTCGTCTCATTCACCGCCGCCGTGGTGGCCGCCTGCGCCGCCGTGGTCACGCCGGCCGCTTCGTTGACCCGCTGCCGCTCCATTTCAATGACGCGCTCTGCCGCCGTCTGCGCGCCGGCCCGGTCGCCCGAATACTGCCCGCCGGCCGTGCCGAAGCTGTCACGGGACAGCGCCACCTTCTGCGCGAGCAGGTTGGCGAGCTGGTCGGCCGCACCATCCTTGCCCGCCTCCGCGTCGGCCTGCACCGTCGCGATTTGCCGCGACAGCGCCGCCAGCCGCTCGACCGGGGAGCCTTCCGCGAGGTCGCCGAACTTGAGCGCGTCGAGAAACGACGACAGACCGCCGATGCGCGACTTGAGCGTGTCCTCGATCAGCTTCGTCCGCGTCTCCACATTGTCGCGCTCCACCGCTGCCACGTCGAGGCCATACGCCTTCGCCAGCCGCAGCCGTTCCTTGGCGCTGTTCGCCTCCGTATCGAAGATGCCCGCTAGGGTGCCGTTCAGGCCGCGTAGCCGCGTTTCGAGCGCCTTGACGCCCAAGGCTTCGCTGACCGCTTTGTTCACGTCGCTGCTTCCGCGAACGGCGCGCTGCATCGCATCGGACAGGCCAGTGATTGCACCGTCGAGGATGGCATCGCGCAGGGCGGCGTTCTGCGCCTCCTCTTGCGTGTCAAATGCCTGTACGCCGGTCAGCTTACCGCGCCCGGTGGTATCGACACGGTATGCACCGGCCTTATGGCCCGGACGGTAGCCGATCGATACATTCGCGGTGCCCAACCCACCGCCGAGTTGCGCGGCGATCTGGTTCAAGCTGTCAGCGAGGCCGCCGCCCAAGGCGTTGGCGTTGTTCTTCGCCTCACGTCCGTAGCCGGTGGCCGCGCCGGCTGACGCAATGCCATCGGCGAAATTGAGAGTGGACGATGCCTGCTTGTCGCGCTTGAACAGGCCGCCGACGACGGAGCCAAGCACGCCCCCGATAGCCGATCCGATCGGGCCGCCGAATGAGCCGAGCGCGCCACCGATCGCCGCGCCGGTGTTCGAAGTCTTAAGGCCGAGCGCCTTGACCAGTGGTGCGGCGATGTTGGCGGTTGCGGCCCCCGTGGCGGCCCCAGCGATGGCCTTGCCGCCATATTGCCCGAACGATGCGCCGATGCGCTTGGCGTTCTCCGGGTTGGTGAACGCGCCCGCCACCTTTGAGCCGATCCCGTTCAAGGCACGCTCGAATAGCGATCCGGAGGTGAGTGCGCCGCCCGCGCTGCCGCCGCCGCGCCGACCCACCACGACGATATCGCCGGTGCCAGGATCGATCCCGCTTTGCGCCGATGGGCCAGTAGGACCGCGATAGCCCGCCAACAAGCTCGCCAGCGAGCCGCCGCCTGCCGCCCCGCCGCCAGTGACGGCCGACGCCGCGCCGTTCAGCGCCACCGTGAACCCGCCGAGCGCGGCCGTGGCGTCGTCTACCGGCGGCTTGAAGTTGGCGACCGCCTCCCCCGTTACGCGGGTCTGGTCAGCGGCGACCTTGACCGCATCGGCCATCCGTTCCGAAGCGTCCTTCACGACGCTCGTACCGTTCACCTGATCCTCAAGCTCGCGGAACACGTCACCGAAGATGCTGTCGAACAGCTTGCGGCCTTGCAGCGTCTGGAACGCGTCGAGCAGCTTGCCGGGCGACTTGAGCAGTTGTCCCAGGTCGCCGCGCACGAACGCCTGTGTGGCGTCCTCCACCACGCCCTTGATGCCGCCAAGCGCCTCCAGATACTTGGCGTTCTTCTCGCGCAGCACGTCCAACTCGCGCTGTTGCGCGCGCATGGCTTGGACCGTCGCAAGCACGCTGTCCTTCTGCTGATCGGTCAGCGACCCCATCTGCGCCTGTAGCTGCTGCACGACGCGGAGGGCGTTGGCTTCGTCGATCCGTCCGGCGCTGGTCAGGCGCTGCACCGCAAGCTGTTCGTCCTGCGCCTTGAGATAGTCGCGGAACGGCTTGGTCAGGTTGTTCTCGATCAGCGGTTTCAGCGCGTTCGCGTCGTCGATCAACTGTTTGAAGTTCGGCGGCTTGCGGCGGCCGAGGTCGTCGATCAGATCGTCGAGCTGGCGCAACTGCTTGTTGACGTTAGCGATGACCGGCGGGGTGGTGTCGAACTGCTCGCGAATGGACGCGAGGCGATCGGCGGCGTCACGGCCGAACTCGTCACGCGAAGCGGTCGACTTTGGCTTTGGCGGCTTCTTCGTCCGGCCGGTCTGGCGCAGGCCGCTGGCGAGTTCGCCTTCCCGCAACGACTTGTCGGCGAGCGCGGCGATCTCGCGCAAGGCCGGCGCGCTGGCGAAATCACGCACGCCCTCAAGGAAGGATTGCCGGTCAACGCCGGTGCCGGTGAAGTCGAGCCGTTCGGCCGCCGCAATGGCATCTTCCGGCTTAATCGTGCCCGACTTGATGCCCTGCACGACGCGGCCGATGTTCTTCGCGTTGGTGCCGCCGCGCTCTGTGCCGCTGACCAGCCCCTGCGCCGCGCCGAACGCTCCGCCGAGAAACGCACCAACGCCGCCAGCCCGAGCGCGCCCCGCCAGCGAACCAGCGGCCGCGCCTTGCCCGGCGGCGGTCAGGCGATCGGTGACGGACTGCCTGCCCGCCGCGTCAAACGTCTTGTCGGCGTTCAACTGCGCCTGTGCCGCTTGGGTGCGCAGGTTGATGCCGGCGAGGCGGGCGTTGACCCGCATCAGTTCGGCCGACGCGGCCAGTTCGGCGTTCTGCGACTTGATCTTGCCCGTCGTCAGGTCGAAGATTTGCCCAAGCGCACCCTGCGCCGCCGCCAGTCCATTCGAGCCGAGTTCGACTTCCTTCGCGGCCTCGCCAGCCTTAAACAGGTTCTCGACGAATGGAGCCAACACCGCTGCGCCGACCGTCAGGGCGATGCCCCACGGGCCGGTCAGGAATGCGCCGACCTTGCCCAGCCGGCCGCCCATCTCGGATAGCGCGAAGCCAAGCTGCCCAGCCTGCTGCCCAAAGGCCCGCGCGATCGATGTCCCGCCGGCCACCTGCAACCCGAAGTCGCCGAACTGCTGCCCGACGTTGCGGATCGCGTATTGCTGGCGGTTGGCGGAGGCCGTGACATCGTTGCTGGCCTTGCTGAACCCGGCGAGCGTTGCCTTGGCGCTGGCGAACCGGGCTTCGGCTGTCGCAAGGCCAGCGGTGGCGCGTAGCTGCGCCTCAGCGCTCTTGCCGACCGCCTCCGCCTGCTTGGTATGCGCGATGTCGAGGCTGGTCGCGGCGGCGGCTAGACGCTTCTCCGCCGCCTCCAGTTTAAGGAGCGCGGCTTCGCCTTCGGACGCCCCCTTGACCATACCGGAAGCGTCGGCGGTGATGCGGGCGGAAAGGTCGAAGGCCATGCGGAACCCCTATCTAGTGGCCCCTCCTACCGCTTCCGCGCCCAATATTCCATTGCAGCCGCTTCCATGATCCGCACGTCAGGGAAAGCGGCGCGCAGCTTCTTCGGCTTGATGCCCAACAGTCGGGCCGATGCCTCTAGGCCGGGGCGGCTGATCCCGGCGCGGATGAAGCCCGCCATGCCCGACAGCCATACCCATTCCGCGTCACAGAGCAGGGCGAAGGCGTCGCGCATGTCGGGCCATACCGGGATGCTGTCGGGGTCGTCGCCAGTTTCGCCGAAGGCGCGCGGATCAACGTTGAACCGCGCGCACTCCTGTTCCCACTCGGTCAGTTCTGCGACGGGTTGCTCTTGCTGGTCGCGTCCTTCGGCGTCGCGTCGGAAGGCTCGACCGCCGGCCCATTGGCGGGCGAGCCTGCGGAGTTTCCCTCCCGCAGTTCCGCTTGTCCGCTCCAGGCATTGCGATAGGCCACACCGAAACCGCTGGCGAAGTTCGGCACCTGCAACATGCGATCGATATTGTCGTCGGTGAACGGCACGTTCTTGCCGTTGGAGGAGACGCCGCGCCAGTTCTTGGCCACCGTCTTGAACGTCTCGCGATCATGGATGCGGCGGGCGGCCGTATCGGCATCGGCCGCGATCTTGTCGCTGGCGGCAAGCCATTCGTTCAGCGGGTCCACGTCGAGCAATTCGATCTGCACGTCGACGGTATGCTCGACTGCCACCGCGTCCCCATTGTCGTCCGCCTTCAAGCCCGGCCACTTGACCGGAATGTAAATCAGCGGCTTGTCGAGAAGGTCGAACGACATGGGTTTCGCTCCGTCATTTCGTGGTGAAGATCACCTCGTCGTTACCGACATTCGGGAGCGCCGTCACGGGGATTGTCGCCATCGTCTCGCCGTCCTCGTTGGACAGCGACACGTCGCCCGTGATCTGGAGGCGGGGGCAATCTGCCTGCACGATGTTGCCGGCCGTGGTGCCATGGACGGCGGTCGCCGGCAGAGTCGCGCCGTTGCGGATCGTGGCGAACGGGTTGGCGTTGGCGACCGTGATGTCGGGCACGCGCACCACCAGCGTTCCGCTCCACGACCGGCCGCCGTAGTTGATACGGTCCTGCGGATTGATCAGCGAACGAAGCGCGAGCTGTGCATTGTCGCTCATCGTCCACGACCGCAGCGGGAAGGCATAGCCGCCCATGGTGAACGTCGACACCTCCGTCGAGGCGATCAGCGGCGTTTGATAGCCGGTCGGCACCAGCGCCGGCGGCGTTGCCTGATCGGCGAGCGAGGCCGGCGGCCGGCCCAGCATGTTGATCGAGAACACCGGGATTTCGTCGTCTTGGAACGTGAAGCCGACGCCGCCGCGCGTGCCGATCGCCTTCAACAGCAGATCGTCGATGTACGTGTAGAAGGTGCCGGCCGCGATGCTGTCGGTCGCCGGGGAAATGGACACGCTCGACGCACCCACGACCGGCGTGCCGAAGCCGCAGAACGCCAGAACCTTCATCCAGGGCGGGATGCCGGTGGCGGTGCCTGCGCCGATCCAGTCCATGTCGAACGACGCGCCGCGCCGGAAGCTGGCGAGCGCCACCGGGTCCGCGCCGAAGAACGCCTTTTCGAGCGTCCGAACTTTCTGGTCCGCGTTCATGAACGTCGGCGTGAAGTTGCGGACCAACAGCGCGTCGGCGGCGACACCGGGCGCGGCATCCGTGCCCTCGGTCGTCTCCGCCTTGAGCAAGATCAGCTTCTTGTTCCAGTTCTTGATTGCGCCGGGCATCTGTTACGCCTCCGTGCTGGCGGGCGGACCCGCGTTGATGGCGTCGAGGATTTGCGCCTTGTTGGCGTTGCCCTCGATCGGGATTTGACGGGTCGCCGCCTCGTCGAGCAGCCGTTCCTTCGTCCAGTCCATGGACGGAGTGGCATCCGCTTCCGCCTTCGCCGCATCGGCGCGCTCGGCGATCAGTCGCTCGCCGGTCGAAACGATCAGGTCATCGTCGACCAGCCCTTCCGGGTCGGTCGTCTTACCGGCGTCTGCCAGCGCCTCGGCGCGGAGGCGGGCGTTCAGCGGATAGCCGCCTTGCAGTGCGAAGCCGGTGGCCTCGTCGACTGCCGGCGGTTGGGTCTGGGGGGTGTCATCTGCCATCGCTTCGGCTCCTGTGAAGTCGTCGCGGTGATACGTCCCGCCCCCCACGGGCGAAAGGGTACATTATGCCAGGGTGCTGACCACATAGCGGGTGGTGAACACCACCTCGGCCCACACGAAGCCACCGCCGATCTGGACGACACGGAAGCGTACATAATCCAGTGGTTTGCCCGCGCCGTCCGGTTGCCAGCCGATAAACTGGCGGATCAGCGCGCGCTTGGCGGTGTCCACCACGTCTTTCGTATCGCGCGCGAAACGGGCGCTGCTTTCGACGAACAGTATCGTCAGATCGCAATCCACCTCTTGCGTGTGTCCCCCAATATAGTCGTTCTTTGATCTGGCTCGTTCGTCCGATATGGCGACGAATGCGGCGGGCGCGCTAGCGGGGATTTCTGCCTCCAGCGCCTCGGTCGCAGCGGTGATGTCGGCTACCGTGACGAAATATGACAGCGCCTCCACGCGCGCGACGACGGTGGACAGGTCAACGCCGAAGTCGAGCGGGTCAGCCATTGGAGCGATCCTCTGCAAAGGTGGCGATCAGGCGGCGCTCCCAGGCGCTTTCGATGTTCGCCTCGTCGGCCTTGTCGATGCCGATGAACGGGCGAGCGGGCAGGTTGGTGATGCGGCCATGACCGCGCACGGTGGACGTGACAGGCCGGCGCAGCGGTGCGCCGAACGCGCGGGTGACGGTGCGTTCATGGCGGACGACGACCGTCTGCCGGTGCGATCCGAACTGATTGGCGAGCGCCTTGACCGGGTTCTTGAGGCCGTCCGATCCAACCTCGACGTAATCCGGCCCCACCTGCGCGCGGATGCTGGACAGGAGGTCGCCGGTATCGACGAGGATGCGCGCCTTGTTCGGGCCGGCGGGGCCAACTGCCTGTCGCACCTGCCGCTTGGTCTGCGCCCACGGGATGCCGTCAGGGCCCCGCCCGGTGCGGAAACGCTCGACGGTGCTATCGAGCAGGACGCTTTTCGCATCCTCCATGAACGGCCGGATGTTGCCGCCGAGCGCGCGCATATTGCGCAGCGCCGCCAGTGGACGCGACAGGCCGCTGCCCTCGAAGTCGATGCGGGTGGCGAAGCCCGCCACGTCAGCGCCTCCAGTTGGGCAGGCAACTGCCGCCGGTGAACGCCGACGTGAAATCGTTCAGCACGTCGTTGGTGAAGGTCGGCGAAATGCGATCGCCGAGGATCACGGGTGCGCCTCCGTCGATCGGTGCCGGCGCTTCGTCGCCTTCGGGGATGGGCAGGTTCAGCTTGCGGTTGGACAGGTCGCGAAGGTCGGCGCGCGCGCGATCAGCCGCCAGCCGGATCGCTTCGGCCACGCGCCCGGTGTTCGTCGCCAGTTGCTCCCGTGCAAGCGCCGCGACCCACCCGCGCACGATCGGCGGGGCGTTCTCAAGCGGCGTGGTGTAGCGGGTGCCGATATAGGCGTCGACGGCCTGGGACTGATCCTCCAGCGCCTCGTCGATCTTGCCCTCGTCGTATTGCGCCGTCTGCCCCGGCGTGCGCGCCGCCTCATTGGTCAGGTCGATCGTCTCGCGTGCGCCGAAGCGGCGGACGTAATCAGGGACATCGATATACGGCATGGCGGCGGCTCCAAGCAAAAACGGCACCCGAGCTATAGCCCAGGTGCCGCCTCAATGCGATATGCGCGCCGATCAGGCGGGGTTGCGGGCCGCCAAGATGGCCTGAACCTTCGCCGGGTTGGTGTCCGCGCCGTCGAGGCTGACTTCCTCGCGCTGCGCCTGTGCGACCAGCTCGTCGGTCTTCATCCGGCTGAGCGCGCGTTCGTCGGGCAAGGTGGTGTCGGCGCTGCCGCTGTCGTCGCTGTCGTCCGTTTCGCTGCCGGCTTCGACGCGCTCGCGATGCCGGGTCACGCCTTCGCGCAACGCATCGTCGCTCATATCGCGCACCTGCGAATGGAAGGCGGCGAGCGCGGCGGCCTCCAGTTCCGAACGGGTCATGTCGCCCACGTCCTTGTCGGAACCCGACAGCGGCACGGGGAAGGTGGTCGGCGGCGTCTCGGCGATACGGCCCTGATCGCGCAGCACGCGCAGCACCTGCGGATGCGTATCATCGTCGATCTTCTCGCCGAGGGCGTACCGCTTGCCGGCGACATCCTCGCCATCGAACTGCGCGTAATAGTCGGTCATCGTAGCGGCTCCTGTGGTCTTATCCTCGCGGCGGGGTTGCCCCCGCCGTCCGGTAAGATCACGCGGCCGGCGCGACCACGTTGCGAAACAGATAGCCCGCATACGGGGCGACGCTGCGCTCGACAACGCTTTCGCCGGCCAGCACCTTGACGCCGCCATATAGGCCCATCGTACCAGATGCGAACTCCTCCTCCGACGAGACGTAATCGTTCCACTGGAAGGTCGCCAGAAAAGCCGGCGACCGCGAACCCTCGCCGCTTTCGAGCGACGTGACGCCATCGGACGCGACGCCATCCTGATAGTGCATGGCGAAGCTGTCCGACCAGATGTTGCCGGTCGTCAGCGTCTGCCCGCGCTTGCTGGTCTGGTACAGCGTGTCGCCGACGATGATCTCGCGCAGGTTGAACAGGCGCGCGACGCGCTGGAGGTCGTTGTATTGGCCCGACTGGAGCGAGCCGCCCAGCGCAGCCGCGACCTTCGGGTGCCGCTCCAGAATGTCCGCGACACGACGCGAGCAGACGCCGACGTTCGGACGGATCAGCATCTTGGCCTGTGCGTCGCGCACGTCGGCGACCGGATCGCTGGTGGTGAAGTTCGACCAGCCCTGCGCGATATCACGCGTATAGTCGGCCAGATAGGAGCCCGCCGACATCGTGAGCGTCGCAACCCGGATTTCGCGGCCGAGCTGAATTTGATCGATGACGGCGCGCGCGGCACCAGCGCGAAGGTCAAACGGCAGGCCTTGCGCTTCCGCTTCCTTGAGGTCGCGATAGGGCACCGGCTCGCGGATCGCATAGTCGCGGGTGTAGTCGCTCTGGAGCGTCCACCCATGCGTCATCTCGTTCGCCTGACCCAGTCGATCAATCTGGGTGTCATAGACGGTGAACGCCTCGCCGATGTTCGACGAATACCAGCGAAAGTGCTGACTGGGGACGCGGCGACGCGGCGCAACCCGATCGGCGATATAGCCACGGTTGGCCCGGTTGATGCCGGCATAGTCGATCGCCACGCCCGAGAGCGGAACGGAGATGATGGGGAAATTGGCGCGGGCCATTGCGGTCTATCCTTGTGCCGAGAGGTTCAGAGAACGCCGGGGGCGACGTTGACGGTGCCGATGTCGCCGGTCACGCCGGAAACCTCCGCGAAGCCGACGTAATGCGCGCCGGTGGTGGTGGTCGTGATGGCGCGGCCCTGTGCGTCGGCCGTCAGCTTGTCGCCGCGCGCCACGGTGCCGCCATAGCGAACCTCCGCGACGTTGCCGACCATCTGAACGGAGATGCGCTCGCCGGCGACGACTTCGATTTCGGACGACACGCCGATGATCGGCTTCGTCGCGTCCACCGCGATTGCGCCGACGCCATCGGCCGCGCCTTCGGTGATGAGGGTATAGGCCGGGACCGTCCCGGTGGCGTTGCGGCTCTTGATCAGCCCGTTCGTGGTGCGGCCCATGGCCTATCTCCTGTTGGTCTGCGGTGGGGTGGTAGGGGTCAGCCGGCGAGTTCGGCGGCGGCGGCGTCGAACGACAGGTTCTTTTCCTTCGCCAGCGCGTGCGCGGCGGCATTGAACGCGGCCGGATCGGTGAACGTCTGCTTGCCGGCGTCGCCTGCGTCACCCGCCGGGGCGGTGCGGTCGCCGAGCGGCACGCGCTTGTCGAGGCCGGCGATGAACGTCAGCAGCTTCGACGCGGCGGTCGCCTTGCTGGCCTTGTCGCCCGCGCCGAAGGTCAGCTCGTCGGCTTCCGGGTCCAGCGCGTTGAACGCGGTCTTGAGGTCGGCGGCCTCGGCGGGCAGAACCTTGCCCTCGCGCACCAGATTGTCGATCGCGGCATTGTTGCCGGCTTCGAACTGCGAGCGAATGCGGGTGGCGGCGCGCTGCTCGCGCTCGGCGAGGTCGGCTACGCGGGCATCGAACGCGAGTTCTTCGGGCGTCTTGTCGGCCATGGTCGGTTGCTCCTTTGCTTCGAAAACCGTGTGGGTCGTGGTCGGCTGTTCGGTGGCGTACACGATTGCGTCGGCCGGCGCACCCTCCGCGACAAGGCCGCCGTCAGCGGTATATGCCAGCCGCGATCCCAACTCGCTTTGCAGCGATGCCATGCCGGGGATGCCGGGCGCGGCACCGCCAAGCAAGCCGACGTGGCGCGGCGACCACTTGCCAGGGCGCGGGTTCGCTTCGTGGTCGGGGTGGAAGAACGCCATGCTGCGGTCCAGCCATTCACCCGACTTGATGCCCTCGATCGCCTTTTCGGTCAGCGTCGCCACCTTGGCGAACAGGCGATTGCCCTCCGCGCGAAAGCCGCCGATGCCGCCCGCCGCCGGGGTGTCGCTGGTCGGATGGCCGAAGCACAGGGGCACCGGCTTATCGGCGCACTCATACGTCGCCACCTCCGCCAACTGCTCGGCGGTGATGCCACGGGCGGCCGGGGTGCCGGCGCGAAATACCTCAATCTCGGTTTCGATCATGGCCGCAGGATTTACCCCGCGCGCGATAGGGCGGAAAGGGTACATTATTGGAGGTGATTGCGACATTGATGTGAAAGGGGCTTGCAATGGTCGTGATAGGGTGTATGTAGAGCGGGACAACCCATGGAGAAGCGCCCATGTTCGTTACCCGGAAAACATATGACGCCGCATTGCATAAATTGGAATGCGAACTTGGAGCCACGATCAAGGTGGCAAACGCCCAAATACTTGGGTGCAATTTGATGATCCAGCGCCTGAGCCGCGAGAGGTCGCAGCAGGAAAATACCATTGCCGACCTCCGCGAAGAACTCTCCCGCGCCTACGTCCACGACGAGCGCGGCCGGATCGCGCGGCACCCGCTCAACACTGGCGGGAAGGTGAAAGCATGAGCCGCCGCGTTAGGGCCGCAGCCGGTCGAGCAGTTCTAGCGTTCGTGTGCGTGTGGCTGCTCGCACTGCTCTGCAACACTTTCTACAATTGGGGCTGGCCGGACCCGTGGAATTGGCGACCCATATCACGCGGTATCACCAGTTACGTTGCGGCACTCGTTGCTTTCATGACTTTGCCGATGACGCCGCCCCAATGACCGCCGCAGAACGCGCCTATTTCACCAGCGAACCCGTCGCGCACGTCGCCCGTTATGACGAGGTGCGCCGAATTGCGCGCAAGCAAGCGGAGTTCCGCGCTGCCCATGCGGCGCACGTTCGCCGCGATCCGAGGAGTGGGATGCAATGGCTCTGATCAGCAAGCGTCGACGCCGGTGGGGCAGCATGTACGGGGACACGCATCGCGGGTTCGTCGTGTATCTGCTTGGCGTTCCGGTCTGGCGGCGCAAGGTGCGGCTGTGAGCGACGAAGCCCCTGCCTCGCTGGCGGCCTTGCGAGCTCTGCGCGACTGCGGCGTGGTCCGCGCGCGGTTGCAGCATCCCGGCTTCTCGTCGCTGTTCGCCCTCGGATTGGCCAAGATGCGGCCCTTCCCCCAGCATGAAGGCGATCAGCATCCGCGTCGCGACTTCATGCTTACGACTAGGGGCAAGGCCGTGGCCAATGCGGTGCTGAAATGATCCGCTACGTGATCACCGTTTTCCCGAACAGCAAGGGCGTCAACCTGTCGCGAGAAGGCGATTGGGGCAACATGCCCTTCGCCACTGATGCGGAGGCACGGGCCTACGCCCGCCAAGACGCGGGCGACCGCGTTTACACGATCCGGCAGCACACCGCGCGCCGCAATAGGAGTGACTGAAATGCTTGCGTTCCTGCTCGCGATGACCGCGCAGCCCGAGATGACCGACCTGCACGCGGCGGTTGCCCGATATCAGGCCATGGCGTCCCAGGCGATTGCGACCGGCGACACGTCATGGATGCCGAACGCCACGGTCAACGTCTGCTCGATCGCATATCGCTACACCCTGACGCGCGGCGACGGCGCGGCTGCGGATATCGTCGCGAGCTACAACGGCCCCAGCGCCGACCGGCTCAAGCTGTCGTGCATCGTGTACTTTCAGGAGCATGTGCAATGAGCGATTATCGTGGCCGTGAACCCGTGGATGCGCCTCGGGTGATCAACTTCAACTGGTGGCTGTGCGCCGGCATCATCGGCGCGTGGATGACGCTCGGCGTTGCCGTGTACGCCGTCTGTGTTGCCCTCGGTCTGGCGTTCCGGTGATGGCTAAGACCGTCGGGCAGCAGGTGCGGGAGGCGTTGCAGGAAGCGGCCGGGCGCAGCCTGTGCGAGCGGGAGGAGTCGGCGATGCTGATCCTGTCGGAACGGCTGACGGAAGCCGGGGCGCGGCGGTTGCGGGCGCTGATCCGATAGGAGGAAGTATGCCGATTTCACCAGAGAACCGCGCTCGCTATCCGAAGAACTGGAAAGCGATCAGCCAACGTATTCGCTTTGAGCGCGCCGAAGGCCGATGCGAGTGCGTTGGCGAATGTGACATTGACCACGGTGGCAGATGTGACGCCCATCATGGCGAGGCGCATCCGCAGACCGGCTCGACCGTCGTGCTGACCACAGCGCACTTAGATCACACGCCAGAGAACTGCGGTGACGACAACCTCAAGGCGATGTGCCAGCGGTGCCATCTTCGGCTTGATCGGCACCATCACGCTGCGAACGCGCGCTCGACGCGTCTGCGCAAGGCGGGCCAAGACGACTTGTTCGGCGCATGATCACCACCCTCGCCTGTCGCTGCGGCTTCCGCGAGGAGGTGCGCGCCGATGTCGCCCGGCTCGACTGTACCGAATGCCGCGCACCCGGCGGGCTGGTCGCCTATGCGCCGCGCTGGACGCCCCCAGCCGGCGCGGGCCGCCTCCTCACACCGGCGGAGGCCGAGCGCGTCGCCGGGGTCAGCCGGCGGCGACGCGTTCTAGCGTGACCAGCGTCATGGCGCGGACCAGCGGCGACCGCACGGCGGCGGTGATCCGCACGGCCTCGCCGTCGATCGTTCCGTCTGCCGGCAGCTTGGCGCGGGACGGCGCGGTGCCGACATACGCCCCCGCCAGCATGTCGCCCTGCTGCTCGATCGACATCAGGCCGCTGTAGAAGGGGAAATCGGCCTGCACGCGGCGGCCATTCTCGACGGTGCCCTCGATCATTTGTTCGTTACCCGGATTTTCAGCGTCCGCTGCTTGATGCGCGGAGGCGTGTTGGTGGTGGTGATGGTCAGCTCAATGGGAAGCGTCACGCCCTGCCCGTCGAACGCCGTCGACTTCTGCTGCGTCGGATTGATGTTGAGCCAAAAGGCAAGCGTGCGATCGGCAAGCCGGGTCGCATACTTGCCGTTCTCCGTTTCCTTCTCGACGATCGTCAGCCCGGCGGCCGAGGCTTCCAACGGCAACGCCAAGGTATAGCTTGCCACCTCCTCACCGGCCTGGAGAACGTCGCCCTCCAACGGCCCCTGCGATATGGCGATATAGAAGTCGAGCAGATCGACAGGCTCGATCGTGCCGAGGTCGAGCGCGGTTGATGGAATGGGCATTCAAACCTCCTGCATCATGCGGTGATCGCCACGCTGTCCTGATAGGCCAGGGCCTTGGTATAGCCCTTGTCGCCGACCAGAACGAGATTGACGCCCAGCTTCTTGTTCACGTTCGCGCTGGTGAGCGCCAGCGACCATCCCGATTGCCCCGAGATAGGCACGCCGTCCAACGTCCACTGAATTTGAAACGATCGCGTGTTGAAGGCCGGTGGCACGTCCAGTGTGACGGTCTGCCCGGCGGCGCGGGTGCCAAGGATGCGGATGCTCGCGCCGTAGCGAATATATGGCGGGAACACTCCATCGTAGGCGTCGAGATAGGCGTCCATCTTCGGCGCTTCGGATCGTGGCTGGCCCAGATATTCAATCAGCCCCCATGCACCGGATTGGCTCGTCGCGATCATCGAAATCCAGTGGTAGTGATAGAAGGGCACGGTGCGGCCGAACCCATGAATGCGCTGAAACTCGCCGAGATAGTAGCCGTACAGCGCCTTCATCTCGGGCGAACGCTGGCGGCGGCGGGCGTTGGTGATATCGCTGTCGAGCGCATGCTGCCCGACTTCGTATGTCTCGACGGCGATGCCCTTCGGCGTGGCGATCTGCTTGTGCGCGGCGACCACTTCCATCTGCGCGTTGATGTTCTTGTACGCGCCGTCGACATAGACCGCATCGTCGGGCTGGTTGAAGGTCGGGTTGAAATAGGGCGCGATGAACACGGCGCTGATCACGTCCTTCGTCATGCCAGGATAGTTCAGTATCTGCGCCGTCACCGAGGGGTTCGCGGCCATTGAGCCCATGCCGGTCCGCACCTTAGCGCCGAACGTCTGCTTGAGCGCTGCGAAGATCGGGCGGGCGCGGTAGCACGACTCGTCGATCGATTGTGCCAGAATGTTCGTCTCGGTCGTGCCGCGATAGACGGCCCACGCGCCGTACCAAAGCGAGCCGGGAAACGCCAAGTTGAAGGCTTCGTTGCCATGCTCGGCGCGGCATACCTTGCCGGTTACGTCGGTCACGATCTGGATAGCACGGGTGGCGAAATCTGGCGTGCAGTTGACGTGCAGATTGATATACGGCTCAAGGTTCGCCCGCTTGAACAGGTCCGCTAAGTCTTCGAACGTCACCCGCGCCGGGTCAGCGTCGACGCCATCGCGCAGGTTCGTCTTCGCCATTGGCGGGACGGTATCTACCGTAGCCAAGGGAGGAGTGGGGATCGGTCGCGGTTCGTAATCGCCAATATCGAAAAGCTCGACAGTCTCCGGCGTCGACTTAAGCAAGTTGATGACGCTTTGCACCGTTCCGGCCGATGGCGGCGTGATGATGACGTTCTGATCATTGATAGTGATTGAGCCGCTACCCGACGCAGGCAGGACCGTCACGCTCCAGTTGTTGCCCTTGCTGCCGTACCAGTGACGATTGGGCAGGTATTTGGCGATGAACGTATGGGAGGCATACGGCCTGATGTTGAGCGCAAGCCGCCGCGTGGAATTGCTCGTCGGGATAAAAATGCGGGCGTTACGCGGGAACAGGCCGAGCGGCTTCTGACGGCGGTTCTTCCATTCGAGAATTCCGTTATCGAAGCCGGTGTAGTAGGAGTTGACGCCCAGCAGGTCCATGAACCGCGTGAACTTCCATTGTGACACGGCAGTCACATAGGCCGGGTGCCACGTCGTCTGATCGATGTACGGGCCGCCACGGGTGGCAATCTCGGAACACCAGATGTTGCGAACCGGGTTGGCGGGGCTCCACGTCGATTTCGGTACGCTGACATAGAGCGCGTCGGCGTTCGCCTTGAGGTTGAACTCGATCGAACTTCCGTTGCGGACCAGATTGCTGGTGTTGCGCGCCAGATCGGAAATGGTGACGCTTGCCGGGTCGCCGTCCCAGCTCAAGCGGACAAGGCAATCTTCGGCAACCGGGTCCATCTTGATCAAGTACGTGTTCACGCCATCCTCGAATGAGAGGATGTCGCCGGTAAGCGTATCGATGTAGGGCGCGTTTGCGGCATCGTACCCCCCCCTTCCATACCCATCGCCGCGCCAATAGGTCGCCGCGAGGTTGTTGTAGGGCCGAGGATGGCCGGCGACGTTGATGCCCCAGGTCGTCTTGTCGGTGACGACATATTCGGTCGGCAGGGCGACGGCGCTATTCCCGCGCTGGACGATCGTCGCGGGAAGCGTCGTGCCGGCGAACTGCGTCGACACGGCGGCATCGGGGATCGTGATCTTGGCCCGACCGGGGCGCAGGTTTTCGGTAAGGCTGCACGCCACGATTGAGCCATCCGGCAGGCGCGCGTCCCACCCCTGGATGCTTTGCCCGACTGCATTCGAATAGCCGATATGGATGTCGGCTCCGCGCCCTGCGAAGTGCGGCTCCACCGCCAGGATGCGGAGCGGAGCGCCGCCGCTGGAGGAGAACGTCGTCTTGATGTTGTCCGTACCGCCGCCCTTCACGTAGCGCGCGAAGCGGCCCGGTCCGCCGGGGAACATGGTGGCGACGACTTCGGCGACGATGCGGTGAACCTGCACGTCGTTGATGAAAAACAGGATCACTCCTTCATCATCGCGGTATTGCGCGGTGAACCGATCCTGTTTGGTCAGAGCCTTGCCGTAATTCATCACCGCGTTCGCACCGGGCAGCAACGTCCACTTGCCCCCGACCGGGTAATAGAACTGCTTGTATTGGCTGTTGCCGATGTTGTCGACGCGCAGGCCGAACGAGGGTGTGACGCTGCCTACGTCGCAATACATGTACAGGGTGCCGGCATGGTTCAGCGCCCCGGTGTCGCCGTCGACAGCCGGCGCGGTGGCAAACGTGCCGAAGATGCTTTCCAGGTCCTGCCAACCGGTATCGGTGACGACTTGCGGGCCGACCGTGCGGACGATCGAGGGATTGGAAATGACGGTGACAGGGGCCGGCACGCCCGCCTCAAGGGCGGTGACGCGCTTCTCGTCCGCTGTGATTTGCGCTTCCTGCGCCGCGATGATGGCCTCTGCGGCATCAAGTGCCGCCTTCCATGCGGCCTCGGCGGCGGTCAGGGTCGCGGAAAGATCGAGTGCCATATGCGGTCCTTTAGAAAGGGTGGGCGGCGCTAAGGCCGCCCGTTAGGTCAGCGCTCGTAACAACCTGCCGCACCAGTGCCGTCAGCAAGGCGGGCTTTGCCGTCCAGATCATAGCTGAATACAGCGCCGGATACCGTGTCGGTGAACGCCTGATTGAACGCGGCGAAGACTGCCGGCACGCGGCTCGAAAGCGTGTTGGTGGTGCTGGCAAGGTGATAGTCGCCGCCGCCCGGATAGGTGGCCGCATCGTTGCGCAGCGCCTGATAATTGACGAACAGTGCCATGATATCCGAGAACGTCGACGACACCTGATACGTCGAATAGTCCGGCTCCCAAGCCATACCGAGATAGCTTGCCGCCAGATTGGGCGCGCTGCCGCTTAGCGACCCGAACAGCGAGATATTCGACCGCAATCCGACATGATAGCCGTAGCGCCAGTTGCCCGTATTGCCGGGATAGCCGGGGCTGAAACTATCGGTCTTGAGATTGTAATTCCCATAGACCGAGCCGATGGACACGCCTTCCTTCGGCACGCCACGCATCGCCGACGTATCCGCGTACATGCGGCTACCACGGTTGCCGACGAATGTATTGTGCATGTCCAGCAGCTCGTAAACCGATGCCGTGGTGCCGTCTGCCGCCATGTTGAAAGCGACGATGCCGGAACCATTGCCGCGTGGTTCGCCAAGATTGTTAGCGATGACGGTGGGACGGGTCTTGGACAGCAGGCTGAGCGCCGGTCCGACCTGATAGCGCCACTCGTTGGCGACCCAGAAATAGCCATCGGTGTATGCCGGCATCGACGTAGTAGCGTCGGTTGGCGTCGACGACCGATTAGCCACGAAGATTTGCGCGGCAGACGGATCACCTCCCTGCGGCTGCACATTGCCTAGCGCCAGCGCCATGCCCTGCACCGTCGTGCCGCCCGAAACCATGTTCAGGACGTTGCCGAGGGTCGAAGTGACGTTGCTGCGATACTGGATGCTCCAGCCCCGGATGCCTTCACCGCCAGCGATGTTGAACCCGGCGGATGGGGCCTCATAGATGCAGCTTTCCAAGCTAAGCATGGACGCATTCGACGCGGCGTCGCCATCTTGGAAAGTCGTCTGGTTTGTACCGCCCGGCTTGATCGTCAGGCCGACAGCGCGGGTCATAGACGGGATATTGATCACCGTTCCCTTGCCGGTCCACTTCACGGGTGCCGTGACGGCAGGGTCAGCCAAGATTTCGCACCATGTTGCGCCCGGAGCAGAGGCATTCGAGATGTTGGCAGTCGGCCCGTACTCGATCGTGGTCCCGCTGTTGTTGCCCAGGTAGATGCGGCCGCCGGCATAGTCGTCATGACCGCGCGCAGCGTTATAGGCCCGGATGCCTGCGAATGCGGCTTGGACCGTCGAGTAGGGGGTCGACTTCGCAGCCGCCAAGGTCGACGCGACAGCGCCCGTGCCGGTCGCGTTGGCATCCAGATACGCTACGCCGCTGTAGGTGCCTGCCTTGTCGTTGAAAAACCGCAAGCGGGTATGCGGGGTGGCGTCCACGATACGGGTCAGGCCCGTGTAGAGGCCGTCGACCGACAGGTCGTACACCGCGCTCGCGTCACCGATCCACGGATAGACCTTGGCATTGGCATAACACAATTCGCCCTGCGCCAGCGCCGTGACAGGGATCGTCGCCTTGAACGCCTCGACCTTCGGCGCGCCGGTGGCCGTCACGAAAGCGGAAAGGCTGGTAGCAACCGCTGTCCGCTCCGCCGACACATTGCCGGTCGTGTCCCGCGCCTGGAACTTGATGCCGGCCACTTGCCGGCCACCCATAGCGTGGCGATGAAAGGCGATCATCTCGACCGGGAAGTCGCCGGTTGCCCGCAGATGCTGGTGGTTGAGCCAAGTTGCGGTCGGCTTGCGATAGGCATAGGTGGACGCGTTGGTCAGCGTCGATGCCGACGACGCATTCGATACGGCGCTACCGTTGGTATAGAAGCCCGCCGCAACCTTTGCGGACACGATGGTAGTGCCGGCGTAGATCACATCGGCCAGAGCGATCAGCACCACGAAATCGCTGCCGGATTGCGTGATGAAACGGCCATTCACGTCGGTCGATGCCGTCTTGTACTGCTTGCGCATCAAGGCGCGGCCCTTGATCTTGCGATAGACGGTGGTCGCCACGATCGCACCGCCGCTGTCGCGGAAGCCGGGGTCGCTGACCAGCAACTCCAGCTTTTGACAGTTGAAGAACCCGTCGCTGGTGTTGTCCGCAGCGGGTGCGGTCATGCCCTTGATCGTCACTTCGGCGACCCAGCCGTTGCCGTCAATGCCGACCGCAGGAGAGCCGCTGTCTGGGTCCATCTGGGTAGCGTCACGGACGCGGAAAGCGGTCATGTCGCCAGCGGCCGACGAAACCGACGAGATGACAACGCTAGTCGCCATGGTGGACGCGCTGCCGCTGCTGTCCGTTACGGTGATGACAAGGCCGCTCATGGTGCCTGCGACAGTCGGCGTGCCGGTGATCGCGCCCGTGGTGGTGTTGAACGACAGGCCGCCGAGCAGCGTACCCGACGACAGCGTGAAAGCCTTGGTGCCCGAACCCTTCGCCACGGTCGGCGTGAAGCTGTAGGCGGTGCCGACCTGTCCGGTCGTCGGCGGCGTGCCGGTGATCGTCACCTTGTTCGCATTTTCCAGCGCGGAGATGCGGGCGAGCGCTGCGTTCAGGTCGTTGCGCAGCGAGGAGGTGGAAGCGCGCGCCGTGGGATCGCCGCCGATCGTGTCAATGATGGTGCTGGTAATTTCGGTCATGCGTTGGCTCCATAGGTCAGCGGCTCGCCCTGATAGGTCAGGTTTTGCCCTTGATAGGTCAGGACGTTCGTGGGGGCAGGCGGATTTTCCAGATCGTCGATCCGCTTCCGCAGCGCGGCAAGGCCGGTCGTCTCGCTGCTGACAAGGCCCACCACCGCGTCCAGAAAGCCGGAGAAGCGTTGCGCGTTCACCGTTACCGTGTCGGTTGGGCCATATGCGGGATCGTCAGCCAATTTGCGCCTCCAATGCTGATACTCGTTTCTCTAGGGCTATGCGCCGATCGCGAACCGCCGCGCTACGGTCGCGCAAGGCGGCCACGCGCGGATACAGCGGCACGTAGATGGCGGGCTCGCCGGCTACGACCGCCGATGGCAGCGTCGACGACGCCAAGGTGTTCTTGACCGTGTTGATGCTTGGCAGCGGTGGAACCATGATGTCGCCGAACAGCGTTCCATCCTTGCCCACCTCGTAGAGCGTGAACGATCGGGCTTTAGGGGCAAGGGCCATCGTGGTTCCTCCGTTGCGGCCTTTTCGCCTTTTCCGCGCCGCGCCGCAATGGCTCTATCGGCGCACGACTTGCCGCACGTTACGACCGATCTCGTCCAGCGTCCTGCCGCTGATCACGGCGTCCCATATGTCGCGGCCGGCGCGCTCGGTCTGGATCGGGTTGACCGGGGGCAGGCCGGGAAGGCGGGGCTGCGGCGTGCCGTCCGATCCGGTCGGCCGGTTCGTCTCCTCGACCATCGCCGCCAGTTGCTGCCCGATCGGCGCGGACGGCGGGGCGAACACGGGCGGGCCAAGTCGCTCGATCCGCCATGCGAGTTCATCTTCCGACGTGATGCCGTCGCGGTAGCGGGCGAGCTGAGATCGCGACATCTGCCCGACGCTGCACCGGCAACGGAAGCCGAGCGGGGGCCAGTAGGTGCGCCAGAACGGATGGCTGACCGGCAACACGATGCCGTCCCAGGCGCGGTGATCTTCCTCGCTCTTCGGGGGGTGCCGCACGCGGCTATCGCCGACCGTGAACGCGCGCAGATACGGATACAGGCCCTCGCTTGCCTGGACGTGGTTCCAGCGCCCCGCCGCGCGCGCCAGCCGCAGGTTCGTGTCGTAGATCAGCCGCACCCGATTGCCGATCTTGCCCTCGTCGCCGCCAAGCCAACCCTTTTCCTTGAGGATCGGCATGACCAGCTTCGCGAAGTCCTGCTCGCTCCCGCTGCGCTCAACCACATCGACCATGGCGTAATACAGGTCGTCGGCGATGTCGGTCCCGGCCGTCTGCGCGGCGGTGAAGGCGCGGGCATATTCGTCGCTGCCGATTTCGTCGAACATGCCGATCGCGCGCGGTTCCTTGCCGAGCAGCCATTCGAGGATGTCGGGTGCCGCCAGTTGCAGCGGATAGAGCGTGGCGGGTGATCGCGTGGGCATGGCCCCAGATACAGCAACGGCCGCCCTATCGCTAGGGCGGCCGGTGGTGGCGGGCCGGTCAGGACTCGAACCTGCATTTCCGGGAGTGGCCCCGGCGTCCTTATACCGTTTGAACGACGCGACCCATTTACCCGCTGCCCTGCAATCGCATCACCGATCACCACAGGGCAGCGAGTTGCGCCGTGTTATGGGGGCGGCGTCCCCCGGTCAAGTCAGCAGGTTCGGTTTTCACCGGGTCGGGGCGTGCAATCGTCCTGATTGGGCGGGGAATGCGTCGGCGTCGGCGCGGGCTGGGGCCGCTTGTCGTCGCAGGCAGCGACCATCGAAACGGCGAGAATGAGGAGCGCAAAGGGGAGGCGCATCGGTCTGTCTCCTGTCGCGGGGTGCGACGCGGTGACGATGCCTTGCCGGGATGCGATAGGCAAGCAAAAGGCCCCGCCATAAGGGGATGGCGAGGCCTTCCGCGAGGAACACCGGGGAGGTGTTGGCAATGGTATGCGCTCGGCGTTATGAGCCGTCAAGCGCCGTCAGAACCTGCCGGACAAGAGAAAGGCGGCACCCCCTGCAAGGGATGCCGCCTCAACTGGCGTTCGAAAGATGCGCGCAGCCCCTATGCGCCGGCTGCGATCAGCCGTCAACCCGATCTTCCAGCCCGATCGCCGCCGCGCCGCGCTCCGCCAGCAAGGGCAGTGCCAGCGCCTTCGCCAGCGCGGACGGATCGAACCGCTCGACCGCCTCCAGCAACGCGATCCGCGCGCCTTCGATGGTTGTCACGCCCTGCATGTTGCCGCGCATCGCGTTGCCGATGGCTTCGAACAGCGGGGATGCGTCACCGGCCGACGCCTCAATCAGGCGGTCGATCGCGTCCTGATCTTCGGCGGAGAAGGCGTGGAACTCGTCGCCGGCAGGCTTGTCGATTGCCTCGAATATCTCAGGGCCGAACTTGAGTGCGCCGATGAACGGCTCGACCTTGGAAAGATCGAAGTCGGCTGGCACGTCGTAGCTGATCGTGATGTGCGGCTTGTAATCGGGATAGTCCGACGACGCGCCGCGCTCAATCATACCTTCGTGACGATACCGCAGCGATGTGTCGGTGAAGCGCAGCACGATCGCATCGCCGAACCGCTCAACGAAGCGCGGCCCGCCCTCGGCCACTTCCAGCGCCGCCCAATCCCAGCCCTCGCCGGCCATGCCAAACCAATCGACCGCCGCTTTAGAATAGAGAACGGTGACATGCAGATCATCGGCGGGGACGGTTGGCGTCAGGCCCTGCGCCTTTGCCCAAGCGATAAGGGGACCAGGATTGAGCAGTTTGCGATGCACGTAGAGCGGTGCAAACGAACTACCGCCTTGCGCCGCGAACTCAGCGATCTGGCGTTCGCTACGGTCGGGCCGCTGCCCGGCCTTGGCGATCACAAGCGCCGCATCCCGCTTCGCCTGTTCCTCCGTCGAGACGCGATCGACCTCGTAGCCATCGCCGTACACCTCCGCGACGCTTTCCTCAGTCCGCTTGATGCCGATGCCGTTCAGCTTCACGTCGCGCTCGGCCACCGTGGACATATCCTCCGCGTCGTCCAGCACGCGATAGACGGTCGGCGGGGCCACGTCCGGCCCATGGTTCCAGAGCGTGACCCACCGCGCGAAGGTCCGGTTGATCGCCTCGGAAATCAGATCGCTGTCGGCCTTGACGATTTCCGCCTTGACGCTGGCGTGTTCGGTCGCCTGATTGTTGTTCAGGCCCGACGACACGCCCTTGGTTGTGCCGGCCTGCCCCAGCACGACGCGCATGGTGGCCTCCTCGGCCCACTTGACCATTTCGTCATACGACGCGGCGCTCGATCCGCTGCGCGTCGCCTCCATGATCTTGATGCGCTCGTTCTTGATTGTGCCCTCCGGCAACAGCACGGCGCTATCCCGGCCGACCGCGACCGCCGCCTGTAGCAACTCGGCCTTGCGCTTGCCGTCGCCCTTCTCCGCCTCCGTGAACTCGATCGCGACAGTCGGTTGCCCCAGCTTCTCAAGGAACAGGGACCAGAACTTGAGGCCAGCGCGCTTGAAGAACACGGGCCAATAGAGCCAATGCCCCAGCCCCAGGCCATAGAAGGCGAAATCGTGCGTGCCGCCGGTGCGAACGGTCAGGAACTTGTTCGGCAGCAGCGTTTCGCCCGACAGCCCACCGCCGATGCGCGATACCATCCGCAGCTCGCCCTTGAGCGTGAAGCCGAACCAGCGGCGATCGGGGATCACCACGTCGTCCAGCCACACGATCGGACGGCCGTCGTGATCCTTTGTCGTCCAAATCGCCTCCGCCACCGCGTAGCCGAAGAACACGGCGTAATGCAGCAGGCCGGTGATGCGGTCGAACCCCACCTGCTTGAGCATGTCGCGGAACTGCTCGGCCGCCAACACGGAGCGCGGATCATCCTTGTCGCCCGGCGCTACCTCCCAATCCCGCGACGTGATCGCAAGCCGGCGCTGTTGCAGCGTCGAGAACACGGTATCGTCGGACAGAAGCTGCTCGTACAGCTTCAAGCCCTCCGCGCCCTTGAGCAACATCGGATCGTCGTTCTGCGCCAGCGCG